CGGACCGTCCGATCCCCTAGGCGGACTAGGGGCGTCCAAGTGCGGGAGCTCGCCTACGGGGTGACCGCCACGTACAGGTTTCGGTAGGCATCCTGGGCATGATGTTAAACTGCCCTTTTTTAGGAGGAGGCCCATGTCCAAGCGCAAGCGAAAACATTCCCTAGAGCTCCCCAAAGAAGGAAAACTATCTACTATTACTGTCGATATGACCGAGGGTTCACGAGACATTGGTGAAACGCTGGCACAACGTCTCACAGATGTACGAACAAGTACATTGAACCAAGATGGTGATATGCGGGACGTTATGCTCAAGCTTCGTGTAGATACTGCCCACACCATTGCCGAGCTTGAAGCTTGGCGGGATGAAATCGACCGTACTCTTGCCTTCCTAAAAGCCAGGTAATGAAAACCCCCGTCAAATTCCGGCTAATTCAAACGCCATGCTGTGGACAGTTGCTCTGTTGGGTAAACCCACGGTTGCCAAACTTCTGTCCCGAATGCGGAGAACGGGTACTAATGAAACTACGACATAAGTGTCCAGAAAACATTCTGGAAACTTATGAAGATGCATGGTTAAGCTATAGGAGGAAAAATGAAAAAGCGATTTTGGATGGGTGATATAGGTGAAAAAGATGACTTTGGTGCCCCCATTAAAGATGAATTTATTGATGGCAAAACAAAGATGGGACCATGGGCAATCATGTCTATTGATTCTTGGCGACGTTACAGCCACGGTCAATTAGGAATGGGTTGGGGACAACGGTACAAGAAGCAAGAGGATGGTAGATGGTTGAAAGTAGAGGGGTAGATTCTGACAACTTTATTCATGCTCATCGCCATGCCTATAAAGCGTGGGTAGATTTTTGCATTCTGCGCAATCAATTACCTTCACTATATGATGAACATGAATTGCTGCATTCTATTTCACACCATCTGCGCCACACGGTTTACCGCACAGGATTAGAAGTACCAAGGGAACATCGACACTACGCGCGTCGTTATGGCAAATAGACAAGAATTTTCCGATTTTACCGAATGGGCACAAGCCGCACATGACCGTGGTCTGTGGCTGTTCGGTACGAGTGAAGGCAGCGAAGCTCATCTGTATTATTCTGAAAAAGAAAATCCTTGGGGTAAGCTTCGTGGTTTCTGGGAATACGGCACACACAAAGGATGGTTAGAACATGAAGCCTCGCTATAGAGTACTGCAAGGACCTAATCGTGGGATATGGTACGTTTACGATAATGATACGAGTGAAAGAGTAAAGTCTTTGCCTACTCGCAAAGAAGCCCGCCGAGTTACCATTGGTATGAATGCAGGGTGGATACCAAATGAAATGGAAGAAAAGAAAAGCGGAGATCGAACGCCTTCTAGCTAAACACGGTAAAGATAGAAGGTTGGCGCGATCTTTCCCGGATCTTAGTGTAGAGCAACGCACCGCTCCCACTTCTAATAGATTGAGCACTCCACCTGTACTCAAAAAAGAAGTTATGAGGGCTATTCTGGGACCAGATTTTGTCGTAGAACATCTGCACAAATCTGGTTATCAAGTATTCCACCGTAAAGATCTACCGAATCTAGGTGGGAAGAAGCTGTAAACCCGTGGTTTCTGCCAAATCTTAATTGCAATCTAAGTGGTTACGCTTTATACTTTACATAGTGGTTCGTGAAAGGAGCCCGCTATGAAAGTAGGCGACCAAGTGTACATAAGCCCTGATGACCTCGTAGGAGTACCTCCGGAGGTTGCACAGGCAATGGAAGAAGCTGCCAAAATCATTGGCATTAAGGAATCCTTTGGTATCAAATTGGCGTTTATCCAATATGCCAATGGCAGCACCGCGGAACTGCCGATAGAACTCTTACACAGGATTCACTAACATGACCTGCAAGCACGAATATCACTTCAATCGTGGTTGTGGCGTAAGAGTTTGTGACCTTTGTGGTGACCACAAGGGGCTTGAGCGCTGCTACTGCGGATGGAGCAAGACATCACCTGGCAAGGGGCGTGAAGAACTAGAGGAAATGGGGGAAGTAATAGATCCTGAGGATTAAATGGCTCTTGTTTGTCCACTTTGGCCAGAATGTGGCTGCGGAACGCAAAGCGGTCCGCATACTTGTGAATATCGAGTGGAATGCTGGCGTCGTTATGGACTATTAGGTATTGATCCACGTAATCCAGACCCAGATGGCAGTGACTATCATCTCATGAATAAGGTTGATGAAGAAGTTGCACGTGAATGGGGAAAGAAGATATGACTGTTTTCATTATTGGTCCTAAAGATGTAATACGGCTTAGGGAAGCAACTGCTCGTGCTCGAGCAAAACCTATTCCATGGGATGTACTCAAACAAGGCCTCACCCCAAACCAACCAACTGGTCGCCTAACTCTTGCTGATCGCAAGGGCATACCACCAATTCCTCGTGAGCCAGAGCAGGTGATGTTACCGTTCGGCTGGCTCGTCGCAATCACATGCGAAGAACAGCCAGCCGGGTTCTTGCTGCATGTCTCCATGTCATCACCAGCAAAACGTAAAGTTCCAAGACAAGAGGCAATGAACATGGTTATTGAAGCATGTGGATTTAGCCCTCTTAATATCGTACGCGCATGGCTTGAAGAATATGAACCAGGGAAAAACGCTGTCAATATGCTAGTCGTTATTCAGGCACGTGATGATACATGTACTACAACCTGATCAAAACGCCAGACGGATATCGAATGGCCAAGTTCGATGACTGGTGGTTTGTAGATCAGATCTACAACATCACCTATCGGCGTGGCCGTTTCTACTGCGATTGCCCACAAGGCGGAAAAGCCCCGACATGCCGTCATCGGAATATGGTGCCTATATTCTGTCGGCATAAGGCTGTCAATTCCGGTAAGTTCTACTGCTACGAAACCGGGGAATGGTTTCCGGCTATGGAGTCCGAAGGTGCTCCACGGACGCTCCCGAGACGCAGGGAAAGCAGGCACCGAAGCGTCGTGTCGAGAGACGAGGCCGGTTAGACCCTCACCGGCACTTTTCAAAGCTGTCAATTCCGGCAAATTCTATTGCTTTGAAACAAATGAATGGCACCTTGCTATTTCTTAGTTGCTTTCTATGTTTCTGTAAAGCATAATAGTAATAAGGTCGGGTGGCATGAAAGGAGCTACCATGAAGAAATTACTGCTCGCCAGTGTGTTTGCGATTGTCGCAACCACATCGGCAAATGCTTGGACCGATGCTCGCGGGCATTGGTTTGAAGGGCCTGTTGGTCCTTATGGTGACCTGCCGGTGGGTCGTCGCTTTGAAGCTCCCCCGGCCATTCCTAATTATGTTGCTGACCAGCAGCCTGAAGAAGAGGCACCACCGGAACATCCGCCGGCTCGTGTAACCGTGCCTCCCCCGTATTCAGGACCACCATCTATCGGATGGGTGTATGGTCCATATACTCAGTGCGCGAACCCGCCACAGTGTTCCATGGGTGTGGTGAACGTGCAGGCCGATGGGCTCAACGTTCGTGTTACTCCTAATGGAGCCAGCCCTGCGGTGATGGCATTAGTCAACGGCACTCCACTCTACCCGATAAAGCGGGAAGGTGATTGGTTGCTCGTGGCTGCTGGTTGTGATCTTACGCCCACGTTCGCGTGGTCGTGGTCTGCTGGTGTCCCTCTAAATCGATGTTGGGTTTATTTCTAAAGGGGAGGGAATAATGGATACTGGAACGGTGGCTGTTAGTCTTCTAATCGTAATCCTCATTTTCTTCGCAGTCTTCGTTTCAATTTGGCCTATTGGAAGATGGTGATGAAAAAGACTCTCCTAACCAGTATCGCTGCATTGTTCCTGGCAACAGGGGCAGCACATGCGACTGACAAGTTGCCAGACACTATAACCGGGACATGGTGCTATTCCGAAAAGGATAATCCCAATCCGGAACTTGGTGGGCCGACAGTCTATACCGACCATAACCGCAAGATTTGCTTACGTGCTCTTGATCAAATTGGCATTAGAGAAGATGGTATTGATGAACATGAGAGTGTTTGTACATTTGAGAAAATAATGCGGATTAGTGCTAATGCTTTTTTGATCCATGACCAATGTAAAGATGGCAATGGTGAAATCGAAGGAGGTGGACCAGCAACATACGAAATTATTGACGGCAAGTTGGTTATCACTCCTCTTTCGGAGGGTTAGGAATGCCGAAGATCATAACCCTGCTGTTGACAATATCCTTAAGCGGGTGCGCAAATCCACATAGATTTGATCCAATGAGGCAACAGATTCTGCAACAAGAACAGAATGCATGTTTAAAGCAGGGAAAGAGCCCTCCAGAATGCAGACCATAAAGAGCTTGCGTTCTATTTTCTTGTAAAGTACAATTAGGGTATGGCAATGCTTTTGAAAGGAGCCCGCCATGTCATACGTTCTTTGTGCTCGTGAAAAGACAGCCGAACTACCCCCTCAATACTACACCGGAAGGGCAGGAATGGACTGGCTTTCGTTAGACCGTGGTAATTCCTTCTTCTATGCAACCAAAAAGGCTGCAGATTGGAAGGCCATCCACTTCAACAAGTTCGAAAAAGTTCACGGCTACTCGTTTGTTGTGGTGAAGATGGTAGGTGTAGTATGAGAAAAAACGTCTGGAAGGTCCTGGCGTACTACCCAAGAAGCTTGGGAAATCCGGTTGTTACCTGTACAACCGAGTCGTATGAAATAGCAATGTCCCTTGCTGCCTTCTTTACGAAGCTTGGCTACGAAGCTACTGTGGTCAACCCCGTCGGTACACATAAAGCAAAATTGTGAAACCCATGATGGTGTGGAAATTTCTACATCCTGATATGACTCTAGAACATCTTGGCCTATTGCCAGGATGGTTAGATGAGGAAGATCCTCGCCCCGCAAAAGATCAGTTTAATAGTCACTATGCTCATGGCGGGGGCTGGCGTCCCTTTAGTGGCTTCAAACTTCTTCCGAACAACACACTGACATATCCTGGCGACCCGCCGCTTATTCCATTGGCTCAATTGCGATTTCGCAACGAGCTAATCGTATTCTATGAACATGCTTGGGTGGCAATCATACACAAGGATCGGTACTTCGAAGCATGTAGGATGGATTAGGAGAAGGATGTTCATAAGTAAACGGCTCGGCAATACGATCTACACTGCCGAGAAATCGAAAAAGGGAGATCGTAGGTTACTTTGGTCCACAGTATGCGTGCATAGCTTGGAAACCATTCGTGTTGATGTTGGGCAAGTTCCTAATCATATCCGAGAACAAGCATATAATCTGCATGAAAACGACAAGTTACGAGGAGAGTAAAATGGATCTAGACTGGTACAAGGTTATCGATAGACTTTATATCGAAAGCTCGCAACATGCTCGGCGTGCAGAAATTGCTCTAAAAGAAAATCAAATAGAATCTAGCCATTCATCTATTATTGTGGCAGGTATTCTAACCAGTATCGCAGATGCACTGAAAGCAGGTCTCAAATACAAGGGAGATTAGAGTTATGTTCAGGATAGAAGTGTTTGTAGACGATAAGAAACTACCAGGGTTTCTCCATGCTTGTGCAGGTCTCGTGGTGTCAATGTCACCACCTACACCTGTGGTGAACGTACAAGAAGAAGGACTAAAAGCTGCGAGCAACGGCAGTATTCCCGACATGTTCTATAATGAATTAAAGAGAAAGAAAATGCAGGAGTTTACTCCTGCGGAAGCTCATGGCATCCTTAATGCTCTTGGGGCTTCGGATGCATCTTACAACTATGTCTGTAAGATTCTAAAAGATAAAAGGAAGGCAAGACTGGTGAAACGTGGAAAATGGAAGGTGCTATGAAACAGTATCCATACAAGAGCTACGTGTTCCGAAGCATTGATCCTATTATGGATGAACTTATGCCAATACTCAGGTCGAACAAGGCCAGCGAGCTGAGTAAACTGAGTGGCGTAAGCACTGCGACTATGTATCAGTGGCGCAAAAGGAAAACTCGTCGGCCGCAATTCGCAACGGTATCTGCTGTCGCATTAGCAGCCGGGTGCTATGGGATAAGCTTTGTTGATGGCAAGCCTGTGCTTCAGCATGAACCAGCAAAGCTGAAGGTTGTCAAATAAAACCTCAACATAAGTCGCATAAGCACGGCCGATGTCCATGGTGCAACCTACGACAAGCGCGCAAGATTAGAATATGTCCCTACCAATTTAGAAAGAACACAGAATGTCGGTGCTGTACTCTTTGTGAAAAAGATTGTAGATTAGACCATAGCCCACGCAAATCCCGCTTGCGGTCGTAACTTCTTTGCATTAAACTTTACGGCAACAAAGGAGTTTGTCATGGAATATAGGATACAAGGCAGAATTCATGGTCAGTGGAAAGCTACACTGGATGGTGTAATATATCCAGTAGTTCATAATGTTGATTGTGATTTTAAGACCAATTTTCACAGTTGTTTTTATTCAGACCCAAACCATCCTCAAGTGCAAGAACTTATTGGACTTGTTTTAGAAAAGAAAAAGGTAATTGTACAGAAATCATTTATTCATCCCTTTAGGGTAAGTCGTAGCGGAGACCGTTCTATAAGTTGTCGTGGATATGTTGGTCTGTTTGAAATTTTTAACATCATATGGGACAAACAAATTCTTACTTTCAATTTCTCATTACTAAAACGTCTTGGCTATAACAGATGAACTAACCCGCTTGTATCATTAGAATCTTGGGCGTAATGTAACTGCCACAAACCAATCGTAAATTCACGTTTTCATTTAATAAGCGGAATTTGTCGCGTAAAGGATCCGCCCTCCCCAGGCCAGAGGAGGGCGGTGTAGGAGGATCGCAACATGTGCAGGGCACGACGGCTAATCGTGCAGACAACAAGAATCTAGAGGACTAGATCATGCCATCTAATGACATATTTAGCACGTATGCGGCTACGAAGCAAGCAGAAATTGTTGCGAAGCTCATGGAACTCTTTAAAGGCAATGAAAGATTCCACGGTGCAGCCGAGGTAAAAGGCTCAAAACATGATGAAGAAAAGAACAAGTGGCGTCCCGCCGGTATACGATTAGAGCATAGGGGAGCCACAGCCCAGGATTGGGAAAGTCATTTAGCAGGAGGCCGGTTTCTAGGTTTATCACCACTATTAGATGATGGGAATGTGTGGTTCACATGTATGGATGTAGACAAATTAGGAGATAGTGACAATTATGAGTTTAATTATCCAGAAGAAATGGATAAAATAAAGAAGTCAGGGTTTCCTCTTGTCGTGTATAAGACAAAGTCCGGGGGCCTGCGCGTCACCATATTCTTTTCAGAGCCGGTAGAAGCAGAATTAGCTGTACGTCGAATGCAACAGATGGCAGCTCAATTAGGCTATGCAGGATGTGAAATATTCCCCAAGCAATTCAAAGTAAACGATACCACCAAAGATCATCCTGCATGGATATTCTTACCGTATGGTCCCACCGCAGGAATGTTTCCTGATCAGTATTGCATGAATGAATCTGGCAATGCGATGGAGCTGTATGAATCTGTTATTTTTGCAATGCGGAGTCGGATTACGAAACAGCAATTTGCTGATCTATTTGTAGTAGAATTGAAAGCAAGAGCTAATGGGAAGGCTAACGGAAAGGCCCGCCCACAAGGCTTGTGGACAGAAGAAAAGGATTACGAAACAACATTGAATACGACATTTAACGATGGACCAATGTGCCTATGGATCATAGCTCGTCAGAAATGCACCATGTATCAGCACAACTTCTTGATTACATGTGCGACGTTTTTTATGAGAAAATATACCGATAATTGGGATCATGCTTTAGGGTGGGTGAACAATAACATATTAGTTCCTCCAGGAGATCGGCGTAAGCTTGCAGAAATAATTGATAGCATGAATAAGAGGGATAAAACCAGACCATACGAATATCAATGTAAGACCGAGCCCATATGCAGTCATTGTTTTGCCAAGGCTTGCAAGAAGCAACCGTATGGAGTAGGTCTAGGAAATGGAATAGATTATAATGATCTGGCTATTACTGTCTATAACAGCAAGCCTCAGGTTTTCTTTACGAATGTTGGTGAAGATCGTATATCGTGTAGTGCCGATGAATTATTGAACTTAGGAAAATATCGTGTTAAATGTTTGGAAAATTCATTATCGTTTCCCGAAACTATGCCTCGAAAAGATTGGGAACGTATTGTCAGAAATAGTTTAGAAAATGCCACGATGGTAGATCCACCAGAAATATTGAAAACTGATGCATCAGAATTACGAATACTAGAAACATGGCTCAGCATTCATATTATGAGTGCTGTGCGCGCACGCGGCGAAGAATTTATGAAAGGCCAATGGGGTGAAGCTGTTCGTATAAAAGAAAGTGAAAAGCGGATATATTTCAAAGCTAAAAAGTTGTTTACGAGTGTACGAATACAGCGTGGCATTCAAGAAGAAAAAGAACTTGTTGAATTTGTAGGAAGTAAATGTATAGAACATAAACAGGGACCAGGAGCACGCGAATGGTTCCGAAATACATACTCTATTGCATTTGACCAATTTAATGATGAAGTATTAGAACATTGGTTTTACCCTGATAAGGAGGAAAAGCGTGAATAGCTGGACTTTGTTAAGACTAAATCCACAAACGCAATCGCGTTATGTCGGGCACGTAGTTGACAATATCCCGCATGTTGAGCTCTATTATCCTATGTATGAGCGGATTACTCGCCCACACGGTAAGAGGCAACCGATGGTTGTATGGATGCCGGTATATCCCGGATATGTTTTTGCACGATTAGATATGGATGGTGACGGAATACACGAGCTTGTGACATGCCCGGTAAAAGCGAGGTTCATTAAGTTTGGAGGCGAAATCAGCACAATACCTGATAAAGTCATTCATGAATTAAGAAGATTAGAATCACTGAGTATGCTCGTACGTGAAGTACAACGAGTAAATCCGTATAGACCGGGTGTGAAGGTGCGAGTTCATACTCCAGTGGCAGATATACAAGCTGTGATTGTCGCATTGATACGTGGGAATAGATTAAAGGTTGACTCCTGCATTGGAACCATCACTGTTCCTGTCCACAAGGTGAATCTATTATAGGCTGTGCGGGCCTAGTATAGCTGCATATGGGAGGCGGTTTGCTGGCCCTGGGGAAGGGTTGCAGTGCCACTAACAGGGTAGTAGCTTAGGGCGGTAAAGGCCTAACCAAAGGGAGGCATCCAGTGGCCCGCAAACCAAAGCGAATACGTCGATGTCCAGTATGTGAAAGCAGCTTCGTTCCCTATAGGGATAATCACATATTCTGCAAGGAACGATGCAAAAATCTGCGCACTCACAGCGCGTGGCTGGCATATGAAAATAGAAAGTGTGAACAATGCGGGAAAATCTATGGCCCGAAGCGGAAATGGCAGAGGTTCTGTTCTGCATCCTGTGAACACGAGCATTGGAATAGGGAAAATGATGTGGCACAACGAATGCGTGATTTTAGAGCAAAAAGGATATAGACGAGGTTGTAATCAGTGTTTCGTGGGTGTAGGCTGTGGGTATAGCACAGCTTATGAAAGGAGCACGCTATGACACTCGAAGACTTCCGGGCGAAATACGGCTATGATGCCGTAACGCTCCAACTCTTGGTGTGGCGGTATATCGAAGCCACCGTTCACGACAATCCCGAAATGTCCCCAATGGCTGCACAAATTCAACAGGTTATTGTTGACCTGCGCGCGGCCTTACGCGATGGGGTGCAGCGATGACATGGATCGTGCAACTGATAAGGCCACCGAAGGTCAACGACTTTCGTGATGGCTTTTTCCCACGGCGCTGTCATTACAAGAAAGGAGCGCAGGAACTTGTGGATGAAGTAATGCGCAAGGGTGGCGAAGCGGTGATGATGAAAGAAAGAGATATGCGGCACACCATTGAAGCCAAGACTGCGAAGATTAAAGTGGCTGAATTGGATATGGTAGCTGCCGATGGTTCTCATGCCGAAGCTCTGCACGCTATACTCGAACCAACGAGGTGTTACAGGGCCTTCTACACATTCTACGGAAGTGGAATGGGATATCGTTGTAAGGTGATCGAAGCCACCTCGTACGAAGATGCAGAACAGAAACTCTATAAGCATCTGCATGGCTTGGCAGGCCAAGGTGAAATCGAATACACCATTACCGACTACGAATTTTCATTCCGGCTGTACGACAGCAGAAAGAAGGTGCGGCTATGAGTAAGACATACTGCATGGAGGCGGGCCACATGTTCGTAACTGTGACCCACCCTAAGATGGAAAAGCGCGGTCAGCCAGGGCACGATGAGTCCGGCCCATATTGGCAGGACGAAGCCTGGAAGGGCGTGTTTTCAATCGTCCTGGCTACTGGCGATTTCGTGTGGGTGCAGGCGGACTATTCGGCCGAGGGCCACCCCGAGGTCATGCGCGTGGGTGACGGTCGCGAAAAAGGCTACGATCATCACGGTGGCTGCGTACTCAGCGTGCCTGCCGCATGGTGCGAATACTGGACCGAAGAGGAAGCCAACAGCATAATGATGGCACAGGACGCCGACGAGCGCCTGCTGGATTATATGTGAGGAGGGAGGCTTCGGCCTCTTTCCCCTACGGTGAATTATTCCTGGGATTCTATCCCCTGTGTACAGATTATTTTGAAATTGCACTCCACATTTCGCGCGCGTACCATGGGGTAGTAAAGGCAAATGCGAAGGACTAGGCCATGAGGCGTACTCTATTCATCGGGGTTGCTGCCCTGTGCATTGGGCTCTATGGGAGTGCAGCCCATGCCGAATTTGTGCCGACGCCCGACAATTGCACCGCGGACCGAATGGGATTTGAGGCCATGCTGTGTATCCAGAAATACCCCGATTTGATGAAACGACGATTAGCTGCGCCTCAACCGGGGTTGCCTCCGTCGCCTCAGTCTGATTGCTATTTCTATGGGTTGTCTTCTGGTGCTTCAATGAATCAATTACAATGGGAGTGTCGCTGATGCACTGCTACCGTAAGACTAAGGAACAGGACGAGTTCAAGAATGTCAAGTGGCTCTATACCGTGGGCTACTACGAACCTCACACGTTCCGTGGCGAAGTGAACGTGACTGAATACCTGTGGGTGCCTCTGGAAGACACTAGTGATGAATACGAAGCGCGTGCAATGGTTAACTACCTGAATGGGGGAGCAGGCTATTTGTTCAGGTATCCTGGCCGGGAAACTACGAAATAACAAGGGTTGAACTATGACCGTGTGGGCAGACGACGACGAGGGTCAGGTGCAAGTCGAATTCGATTTCGATGAGAAAAATGCATGGCTCGTGTTCAACAAAGAAACATCCGTGCTGCTAATGTCGCATAAAGAGGCTGTGGAGTTCGGGAAGCAATGGGCAGAAATGTTGGCAAAGATAGAGCAGAAGGGAGGAGGGTAGAATGGCGAGTGGTATAAATGAACCTGTCCAAAGAGTTCTTTTTGCTTTAGATAGAATAATTCGTAGTGCAGAAGAAAAAGAAGCACGTGAATTATTTGACGCGGTTTTTGATTTAAGGCACGTTTGCATGAAAACCGGGAGGAAGTGGTCGTGGCCCTTCAATTGGGTAATGGACCATTTGGAAACAGAAATGGAAAATTACGACAACAAATAGGAGGAAAAAAGTGTACAATTTTACGGTGGGAGTACAGCGGTTTTTAGGGGAAAAATTCTGGTGGTTCTGGGGTTTAGCAGAATTTTTAAGGGAAAAATTCAGTATAACCGTGGTCAATTGTACGCGGAGTACTTCAAAATTGTACTCTAAAATGGCTATAATAGCGCACGTAAGGAGTTGTACAATTTGTACACTTTGTACAGAAGGAATCTTCGCGAAAGTTTACCAGGGTGTCTCACATGGTACACGCGTATTTAGGTCGCTAGATGTGGCTTTTTTGTGGCAATCTTGGCCCAAAAACTTCTTTATCTTCGCGGACAATTTCCTCTGTATCTTGACTTGCTTTCCCCGATTCATTATGCTTTACTGCGTCGGTAGCTGGCCCATACCGGTCCAGCACAAGCCATGGGAAAGGAGCACTTATCATGGCCCAGAAACCCAAGCAACTGAAGTCCGCTGCCGAGGCCCTCCACGATGCGAAGGTCCGGGTGGACCCCAAGACCATACCGGTCGCACCGGCGCAAGAAGATCAGAAGTCTGTGCCTGCGGCACAGGCGAAAGATCAGAAAGACGCCCCTGCGTCCACGAAGAAGTCCTCGAGCGCCGTCCAGAAGTGGAAGGCGGTTACGGCGGACAAAACCCTCTGCACTCTCGACATGACCATTACGGTCAAGCCGGAATTCCGGGCCAAGAACCCCAAGCGCGATAGCGCGAGGGCCAAGGCGGCCACCCGGTTCAACCTGTATGTCGATGGCCAGAAGGTCCGCGAGTACATCGATCTTTGCCACACCAAGACGGGCCGCGCCAAGTCGGCGGCCCACGCTGATGTGCGCTGGGACTATGCACAGGGCTGGATCAACTGCAAGTAATCCAGCACCAAAGGAAAGGGAGGGAGCGATCCCTCCTTTTTCCTTCTTTCATTCTCGCGGAAAGAATCCCTCCAGCAGATCTTCGCGAAAGAATCTTTCTTCAGGACAGAATCTTTCTTGTATCATTTCAGCAACACTGTGGCCTGAATGATTGATGTTGCTCGCAACACACGGTAATTCAGCAACATGTTGCAGATATGTTGTAGAAAGAATCTTTCATGTTGCTCAGCCTCCAGTGTTGCATCAGCCTATTGTGCTGATTCTGCAACTGTGGTAAAATTACCACGAATGCCTTTTGGGAAGCCATGCATCATCTGCATACCAGCTATGCAATTCAACATGCATATTTTGCTTTACATCTTCGCAAAGCTTTGGTATCGTGTTTGCATGGTTAGGGCAATAGTGTCCTATTCCATACGGGCATACCGCCCATTCCATAGGTGTTAAAATGAATACCACTACCCTCGTTACCACTACGGCTCCCGCCCCTCAGGTGTCGCTCTCCGAGCGTTCGCACCCTATGGGCAAGTCCGGCCACGTCCGGGCATGGCGCGCTCAGTATAAGGCATGGCGCGTCCAGGCTCCGGCTTCCGACGCCACCATCCGCATCCTGCCGCAAGGCCGGTCGCCATGGGGGCGCGATACGGAGGGTGCGGTTTTCTACACTGCGCTCGCCAAGGGTGCCACGTTCCAGGCGGTCATGGATTTGGCCGCAAAGGCGGGCATCAAGTACATCCCCGCGCTCAAGCATCTGGCGTGGGCGTATACCGCGAATGCGGCATACCTCGAGGTCGGTGGCCAAGTCTGGTCAATGCCGCAAGCCACGGCTCCGGTCGCAGCTCCGGTCGTTGCCAAGGGCAAGGGCAAGGGCTCCAAAAAGTCCTAACGCCTAGGTTCGTGTGGGGTGTGGCGTAAATGCCACACCCTCCATCCCTCCCACATATGGTGTTGCTCATGCGCAACTTCTTTTATTACCGCCTCATGCGCCGTCGCACTATGCGCCGTCGTATGCTGTTCTTGTATACAATGCGTCAGGCCCTCCAACAATCCCTCTAAGCCTCCAAATATCCTCCTCGACTCCGGCCCGCCTCGTGCGGGCCTTTTTATTTGTCCATCATTCCAGAAAGAATCATTCCTATGTTATGGGCTCGGGCATCAGGGTCAGCGGTCCATCTACAGGAATCAACAGTCATTTTCCGTGGAATCCTCAAATACTTGTCACGCGCTTGATGAGAAGGAAACCTGATTTTGATGAGGAGCCAGAAACAATTTGCTTTACAAACTCAAGCCCCTAGTCAAACGACTTATGATACAAGCACACTCCGACATAAGCCGCCACATATATCATCACAACGATCCCACCACAGACCCCCAGAAACACTATCACTTTAATAATCATTAGTTCAAACCCCCGGCCCCTGTCCCTTCCTTTTCAACCACTTCCTCTCTTCCAAAACATTTTTGATAATAGTCCGTGCCGCCTCAGCAAATGACATCTCTACTATTTCATCAGGAGTTTCGTCTGGCAACCCTAAAACAGATCCCATAAACTGCAACCTCGCAGCAGCTTCCACCAATGCCATTTGAACTCCCACGATAGCAGTTCCGGCGCTTCCTTGCGAATCTTCATTCTGTTTCTTTTCAAAATATTTTTGGATCGCACCATGAATCAGCGCGTAAGCTTCACTACGCGCGGCTTCAGCTTCTTGATGGTGTTTCTTAGTTAGCTTTATCATGATGCCTCTCCGCAAAGAAGAAGAGGGGCATTTGCGCCCCTCCTGATTAGACTTGGTTTGCCTGGAAGGCGTCGAGTACCATCTGGTGATATTCGATCGGGATCCTTGGCATGTACAACGGTTGGTCGGGGCGGGGTATGATGGCCCACGATGGATAACCGCTGGAGCTTGGCCATCCGACAGGGTGGCCGGGGCCACCATCGTAGCGCCATGCCAGCCGAGCCTCGCCATCCCACTGAATGAGGGCCAGTGTGTAGGTCAGCCGTTCCGTGGGACTTATGCCATCCCAACTTTCCGAGCCTTGGGGTTCCTTGCGTATTAGAATTTTTAGTATTCTTATACGAGCCTGGGGAAATAGGCAATCCTCCGGTTCGTATACCGTTGGTCTAGTCATCGTAGGCATGGCTATGCTCCTTTGCTCTTGCCAATGGTTAATTATACTTTACACGAATAAGGAACACAACCTCTAATGCTTCCTTATGTTTACTTCCTTTTTCTCTTCCCTGGTTAGTTCCCTCAGCCCATGCCCATCATCCGTGATAGCCATCCCGTGGCCACATTCGTAGCAGATAACAAAGTCACCGGCCACAGGACCCCGGCCTGCGGGGCCTCCCGCTTCCATGAGGCCCTCTATTTCAACTCCACATTTGGTGCAGGCAGGCATTACTCTACCCTCCACATCTTGGTAGCGTATGTCACAAGGTCCTTGAACATCAGCCGATCCAAGGCCACATAATGATCCCCGCCCGCGCGGGGCGCGCGGAGCCATATGCTCCATCCATCGAACGATGCGTATAGGCCATCGCCCAGATATATTTCGTTTACAGCTTTTTCAGTCATGGTCTAGGGGTTGCCCTTAATCGTTTGCGTAGCTCTATCTTTTCTTCTTGGGTGAGGTTAAAGTTGTCGCTTATCCAGCGGCAAACATAGCAGACGTTGCGCTCATCAATCGCACCTATGGAATGTATTTCCAGGCCACATTCTTCACATGTGAATACCCTAGCAGTCATAAACCTCTACCTCCGGCGGGCGTTCTTCTAGCATCTTTTTGTACTCGGGCATGTGCTGGATAGCTATGGCATTCAAGCCAGACCCTACCACTATCTGCATTCCACAGCTACGGCACTCGTACAGGTCGGCTTGCCAGAGTTTATAGGATTCCCATTCAGAAGCAAATAGTTTCCCTGGGATTGCTCTTGGCTTCTTAGGCTTCATCTCCTGTACGCGAATGCCGCATCGCGCCGGTTTGAAGAATGTGCCACATGAAACGCAGATAGGTTTCAGCACGCCCTCCTCCTTCTGATATAGCGCCAGAACGCGAACGCGCCAAGCAAACCCGGTAATCCGGTGCCGACTATCGGACCTGGGACCGGGACTTGCTGATTTACCGGCGTAGTCATAATCAGCCCACCTACATCGCCCTGTGCAAACGGAGGGTGCGTTCCACCAGTGAATGCGAACACCTCTGTAATCTTGAACTGTTGGCCTGGAAGCATGGCACTCAGTGTTATATCATCGATCCGCAGGCCATTGCTGAACTGGTCCTGGCCCGCGAATGATGATGTACCTCCCACAAATGGTCCGCAGAATGGATTGGGTGTATTGCAGACTAGGACCTGGGTAGTCACTGTGTAGCCAGGAGTGCCTACTGCCGGGGTTTCGATCGTGCCCCATTTCGTAGGTAGCGTAATCATGGGGTTGCCCGTCAACGTGCCGGTCCACGAGGCGTAGAGGTACGCTGTCCCACCTTGGGGCGGAGCAAACCCATCGTTAAAGGTAAACTCGAATGTTGGGTTCGGACCTCCTAGACCGCCGCTGAACGTGTTGCCCCCTGGAGGGATAACTCCAGCAAAAATTTGGTCGAACCCGAAACCAGTGGGACCAGTTGGTAAAATCGGATTGCCGATAATCTGCACGTTTGGGGCTATGCCTCCAGGCGTCACAGTCCCGGTGTTGGTGCCGAGGATTGCAATACCAGTCATGCCAGCGCCAGGATCGAAGTAACCAACAGTCACAGTGTCAGCATTTGCTGCCAGAGGGCTGAGCAGCATGGTCGTAGCTAGTAACACAGAACGCATTTTCATCGTGGGGTTCCTTTTCCTTTGCCCCCATGCCTTTTGCATTTTACTTTACGGAAGTTAGGGATGCAAGCTACCAAAGTTCTCTAAGGATCATTACAGATACAAGACCTGTAATAACAAGAAATGGATCCATGATCAAAGCGTAGGACCATGGATGAAAGTATAAACCATCAACTACAGATGCAGTAACCGCTAGAGCAAAGATTACTAAATCTATTCGGCGTGCTTGGAATTTCCATATCCTTGGCCCTATATCTATATTGAGCCAGTCTAGAAACCGGTCAAACCATCGTGGCGTTTGTGGGATTGGTATTCTCATTTGATACCGTACTTTTCTTCCAGTTGTTTGATCCATACGTCTATTTCAGTTTCTTGTTTTTCTGGCATGGTTTTGGATTCTATTTTCATGCCTACACGTTTTCTTATTTCCTTTATTTCGTCTACTGTTTCGGCACGCATAATAAGATCATAAACGATATTAAATTCAATGCTTTGACGCCTTGCCTTAATTCGAACCATAGGAAATCCTGGGCGTGAAACATAGTGATAGCGTTTGCCATGGTTGTAAAACGATTTGAGGTGGGGGTATTTCACAACAGGAATATCATAGAATATAGGATGGCTATTTCGATATACATCATGATATTTTACCGGAGGGGTTTGGGGAGAAGCCCCTCGCGCGTACGCGAGGGGTATTGTTTGATAGACCAGCGAGTTACGCTACAGCTTCACGTCGATACCACCATGCGAAACGCTTCTGGCGGAAACGAGCAAAGCCGAGCAACAGAAGACCGACTAGTCCCGGCAACCCTGCTCCAACGATTGGGCCAGGAACCGGAGCCGCAACATCAACGCGATAATGCTCGAAGTCGGTGATAGTGCCACCGGTATCGCTTATCGTGAAGCTGTTGATGGTTTCGCCGTTGATGGCAGTCAACGTGAAGAAGTTTTGCCCCGGCCCGAGTGGGCCGAAGAGTGAGAGCAGGTCGAAGTTGACCGGCTTGGTTCCACCACCTGGCTCGTTCGCGGTCACGGCCACTGTCACGTCGCCGGTACCTGTGATTGAGAAGATGTCGGTGGCGGTGGGTAGCACCGTTGTCTTGTCTGCGGCAAAGACCTGCACACTCATACTGCCAAAGTCGTTGATCTTGATATCATTGCCTGAAGCTGCTCCGGTGAAACCAGTGCAGGTAACTAGGCAAGTGAAATCAACGAACCCTGTATGCTGGCCGTTGAAGCTGCCGACGACAAGATTGCTACCGGCGACATGGCTGTCGAAGTTAACGAGATCACCTGTACTACCACCTGTGTCAGTGATGATCACGTCCGCCTTTGCAGGCATAACGGCGAGTCCCAAAAGCATGGTCCCCGCCAACAGATACTTTTTCATGTGCTAATGTCCTTTCGGTTGTTGCACATTACTGTTGGGGAAAGGTGATACTCGGTTTTTGTTATTTCATACACGACCCTCCTTCTTGGTTGTGTTCGACAACCTCCGAAAACCCGGTATCGTTGTACCGGGCTGTAAAGCATTATTGCAGCATGATTTGCCGAACACAAGGCGTATTTTTTGTACAGAAAACTCGCGCGTCGTGGTACTTTCTTGTAGTATGGTTCGCTCACTTGCTGTGGTACACTCTTAGGTCGCCTGGCTCGCTCACGTCACAATGGTACTCTCGCCACTTTTGGCTCACTCCCGTTCTATGGTACTCTCCATATAGTTGGTTCGCTCTTCACCTATGGTACACTTGCTTCCGTTGGCTCGCTCTCCTGGTATGGTACTCTCCAGGTGATTGGCTCGCTCTTCTTCTATGGTACATTCTGCATTCTTGGCTCACTCACGTTTTATGGTACTCTCCGTTGGGATGGCTCACTCGTACAGGATGGTACACTCAGTCAGGATGGCTCGCTCACTTTGTTTGGTACTCTCTGTCAATATGGCTCGCTTCATTCGTATGGTACATTCGTGCGTCATGGCTCGCTTACACTTTATGGTACTCTTCAGGCTGTTGGCTCACTCCGCGGGTTTGGTACTCTTTGGTCTTGTGGCTCGCTTCCGTTCAATGATACACTCGACCAGGATGGCTCGCTCACCTCATATGGTACTCTAACCAGTTATGGCTCGCTCTTCGACGATGGTACACTCCCAATACGTGGCTCGCTCTCATGATATGGTACTCTTCGAAGACATGGCTCGCTCTTGTGGGCTGGTACACTCGGTCGGGGTGGCTCGCTTCCTATGGTACACTCTATGAACATGGCTCGCTCAAGTTTCCTGGTACTCTTCCCCGCGCAGGTTCGCTCACCATTTATGGTACTCTTTCCCATAGTGGCTCACTCTTCTCGTATGGTACACTCTGGCATGTTGGTTCGCTCGCAGTCTATGGTACTCTCTGCATGGGTGGCTCGCTTTCATCATATGGTACACTCAGGTGGGGTGGCTCGCTCTGTCTTATTGGTACACTCGACGCTTATGGCTCGCTCACGCACTATGGTACTCTCGTGTCGATTTGGCTCGCTCTCTGACTCTGGTACACTCACGCTTACTGGCTTACCAAGTTCCCCACTCGGGCGGTGGTTCGATCTTATCGATGTGCCCGAGGTGGGTTATTGGGAAAGGTTGTGGAGCATCTTTCCCAAACTCTAGCTTGTACCACACCTGATGCAAGTGGGACAAGAATATCTTAGTAGCGTACCGACGACTACGAGCATCTATCTGTGCAGGAGGCAATTTACCTGTAAGAAGATGCTTGCGTGTTTCCGTAGGTTTCTTATAGCGTGGCAAGAGTTCCCTAGCAGTCTGTGCGTTGCCGCCGTTTTCGTTGCGCTTGATTTCATATTCCTTGCGCACCTCATAGATCTTGCCGTAATAGCATTTGTCGTTGTTGTGGAATTTCATAAAGCATTGACCGATATGCCAGCACAATGTCTTAAGACCAGCATTCCAAGGGCGCTTTTCACCCTCGCCCCATTTGTCTGTGGGATCCAACCCGGCAAAGCGCCAGATATGCCCGGTGGAGGGGCAGACTTTGATGTCGATATGGGCGATTAATCCGGCTGATATTACTGGCCCAATCCCAAAAATGTTCTTCATACGACGGCCAATTTCTTTGCTGTCGCTATACCGGTCAAGCGCACTACGGAGGTTGCGTTCCAGTACATCGCTCTGTACTGCCAACCAGTTCAGGATTTCGTGTGGTTCTACCACTTCTTCAGTGGTCATAGACCGGATTTGGTTATCCGACCGTTTGCGCATTTCCTGCATGATGTAATAGCTATCAACAAGGAAGCGTGCTTCCCTATCTGATAGTGTTACCGCCGCTGTCCGTAAATCACGGGACAGTCGTTCTACAGATTCTATGTCCATTACCATTCTCCTTTCATTGGAACATATACTCCATTACGCTCTACTAATTGAACCGGGTTCATACCCGGTCCGACACTACGTTCTGCGCACGCCCGCACGCGCGGGGGTCGTTTTACCCATAATTTCCGACCAATGAACGTGCCTAGCTGGATTGTTAACACGCATATCCAAAACAGGCCCACTATGATTTGAGCTGCTAATTGAATTAGTAGCCCGATCAATATCAGGGTTTCGCGCGCTAGTAGAACTAGCAGCACTCCCAGTATAAAAAAGAACACCAAGGTCATAGTATCACCTATTCGGTGCCCCCACTTTCGCAGGGGGCTCGCGGCTTAGTCAGAATCCTTTCAGGTATCTCCACTGCCACAGGAACTGTCCCACTATGGGGGCACCACGACAGGGCCTTACTGAAATCATAGGCGGACATTCCCTAAACTGCCGGAGTTACTATAACCGCGACCACCGGCTGCGCGGTGCTCTTATCGAACTTAACCATGCCCTAATTATACTTTACAGAAACAAGGAAAGCAATGCTCTTGTTTTATTTTGTTTTTCCGATTATTTCGTTCAGTTCTGCTAGGGTTTTGTCTGGAGAACTAACGACTGCACTGATTTTGCATTTTCCTGGGAATCGTATATCAAAATCCTTTATATGTTCTAACCATGATTGGATCAATTCATCAGGAAGTTCTGTTATCGTCAGGATCTTCAACTTCTGCCTCCACTTTTCCTGTGCCCTCACAATGAGTGCATGGTGTAATGTCTGTAATGATAAAATTATGGGAAGTGTCCATTGTTATTACTTCACCTTCACCCTTGCAACATGGACATGTGACCTTTGGCATTATCGTCCTCCCTTCAGATGTATACTGTGATACCATTCTAATTTTGAAACAGTATCACGATAGCTCTTGTTTCCTGGAATTCCAGACAAGATTTTTAATAGCCGGTTGATTTGCATATCGGTAATACCGACCGCTCGAAATGCTTCATACATCTGTAGTGCAGTGTCATCTGATACAACCATAGTACCTCCTATAAAGTTGGAGCCTCCCCGTTCCGCTTACCTGCGGTCTTAAAGCGTAGGGGGAGGCCCCTGGAGTGGAGAGCACGCCACTCCCGCACAGAACCATGACAGGGGTCAGGAGTCCCGTGCGTTTTCTTTTTCGACCATACCACCTCCTACAGCAAATCGAGGCAGGAACCGTTTTAAAGATCCATCGAGGATATCGAGGTGGTTATGAATTCCTAGAATATCATGCATGAAATTAAAGTCACTTGCTTCTAAAAGATGCTTTAGATGCAATGGTTTGATTTCGAAGTGAACAATCCTTAATTCTGATTCTATGTATGATGATTGAACATCACGACCATACTTCTTATACATGCGCGCGGCGCGCTCAGCAATTTGTTGTATGAGGCTGTTTTCTTCCCGGATGTTTGCCATCGTTGGTTCCTTAATTATGTTGCGAGCCCTGGAGTACGGGGGGCGTATTTTCCAGGGCTCGCAGCCAAACGGAGTCAGAGATGTGGGTGCTGTTCCGTTTAACCATAAAAGTTTACAGCGTTGATAACCGGATGGCAATAATCTTTTGCGGTGGGGGCTTGTAAAATGATACAACATGTGGTACTGTCTTTTCCCCAACGGACGCAGTGCCAGGAGCCACGTCTCGTTGGCTTAGACCTCTACCTACAATCAGGAGGTCTGTTCTTCCCCTTGCCACATGCCCGATCCAGTAGAAGGCGAAATTCTTGGGCCTGAGCATGACTATAACAAAGATGACCTTTCGCCCAAAGAATTTCTCTATGCAGTTTATCGCGATAAGAAATTGCCTATGTCCGTGCGGATTGATGCGGCAAAGGCGGTCGCTGTGTATGAGCATCCTCGCCTCCAGCAAGTAGCGAGTGATGTTACGGCAGGAGTTAAACTCATAATTGAAGGTGGACTCCCACCTCTTCCGGGCACTAACATAATAATGCCAGATGTGGAGAAGTAATTCCGTGGTTAATCAGACTCCCAACCTGCTCTGATCACGGTAGTTCGTAGCCCCAACTTTCCCCACCAGCCCTCCCCCCCGACCCGGCGAGTTGCTGCTACGAATACAGGGAAGCCGGGAACGCGAACCCGGCTTCCCAACCAAAACATGACAATACAACTTCCAATCCCACTACAAGGACAAAGAATTATTAGTCTGCCTCGCTTGCATCCTGGGCAGATAGAAGCTTTCCTAATGTCTGCTCGATTTAGAGCATTGCGTTGTGGGCGACGGTGGGGGAAGACTAATTTCTTAAAAGCTGTCGCCTGTGACTTCGCAGCGAAAGGTGCCCAAGTTGGATGGTTTGTCCCTAACTACCGCTATGCCTCGGAGGCGTATAGTGAAAACGAGGTTACGCTAGAACCCGCCGTTCGAAGTTCCTCACGCAACTTGGGCACCATTCATACAACCTCTGGTGGACGAATTGAACTCTGGACTCTTGAGGATGAAAAGGCTGGTCGTTCCCGTCGTTACCATCTGGTGATTATTGATGAAGCCGCTTTCACTAAGCCGAATGCTATCGCCATCTGGGAGAAAGCTATTAGGCCAACGCTGCTGGACTTCCGTGGCGCTGCCATCGTTGCATCAAACACTAATGGGATCAACGAGGATAATCTTTTCTGGCGCATCTGCAATTTGTCAGAGTACGGATTCAAAGAATATCACGCACCGTCACATAACAATCCGTTCCTCCCAGCCGATGAACTCGAGCGTCTTGAGCGCGACAACCACCCCCTCGTCTATGCCCAAGAATACTTAGCAGAATTTGTCGATTGGTCAGGTGAAGCATTCTTTAGCCTGAACAATTTGTTAACCGAAGGCAAGCCAGAACCATTTCCTCAGCGGTGTCTTTATGTTTTTGCAACGATGGATACTGCTGTTAAGACTGGTAAAGAAAATGATGGTACGGGAGTTATCTATTGGGCATATGAAAGACTTGGTGAGGAGAAGTGGTTAAAGATTATTGATTATGAATATTTGCAGATTGAAGGTTCTTTGCTTGAAACTTGGCTTCCTGTAGTTTATCAGAACTTAGAAGAATATGCGAAAAAATGTGGTTCAAGGCTAGGACACCGAGGGTGCTTTATCGAAGACAAGGCCAGTGGGTCGATTCTGCTACAGCAAGCACGACGCCGGATGCTAGTCGTCAGCGAAATGCCGCAAAAGCTCACGCAGCTTGGAAAAGCGGAGCGAGCGATAAACGTCAGCGGGTACGTGTTCCAAGGCAAAGTCAAACTTCTGGAAACGGCGTACGATAAAGTGCTTTCATATAAGCAAGTCACAAAAAATCATCTACTTGGGCAAGTGCTAGGGTTCCGTGTAGGTGATGTTGAAGATCGAGCAGATGATCTGTTAGATGCCTTCACATACGGTATCGCAATTAGCATGGGAAATTGGGAGGGATTCTAATGACCGCGATAACTGTAGATGAAACCTCGCGCGGACAAATTGTTGCGACAGAAAATATGTTGACGAGTATTACACTAAAGTCGGTCCCTACACAATATGGAAATGATTATATCTGTTTGGTTAATCAATTTCTGGTGCAAGATGAAGATGGTAATCCTGTTGTAGTAGAAGAAAATGTATTGTTTAATCTTCACATTGCAACATCTCACGTGAGCGTTGACAGCAATCTCATGTCTGGTGGCAGAATGCGTTTTGCAAATCTCGTAGTTAAAGAAATTCCTCCTGGAAGTAGTTTTGAAGTTGAATACGAACCCATCCCAGCACCCCCAACTCTAACTTCGATTTCACCGGATACTGCTGTGTCCGGTGATCTTGATTTTACGCTTTCTTGTATTGGCACAGGATTTGATGCCAATACAGTTATTAGATTTGGTGATTTTGATGAACCAACAACTCTTGTTTCCGACACTGAAGTGACAACGGTAGTGAAACCTTCGTTGTTTGCGCCAGCCACAGTTCCTGTCGTCGTACATGAGGGTCCGTTTAATACGGATCCTATTGATTTTACCTTCACAGAACCTGTGGTGGAATAAGATGGTTGCCTACGTTGTTGATAGTACCAAAGTTGGAACGGCTCTGGTGTCGGCAGCCGGAGCTATAACTTCTATTACTGTTGCTGCGGTGCCAACAACTACAGATAAGGATACCCAGGTCCGTATTACAGATGGCCTTGGAGGTCGTACTTTGGTCGCAGCTACTATATCTGCATTAGCTGCTTTGTTTGAACCAAGGCCAGGAGTTCCTCTAACTCCAGGATTAACTGCTCCAACTTTTCCTAGATCATTGTTTACTGGTTCACAAGCATTTGCAAATGGTCTCTATGTTGCGAGTTGTCCAACAGGAATGTCTTTTACAGTGAATGCATAAATGACCTCTATCCCATCTGGTTCAATTGATACAACTCCTGGCAATGCTTTGCAGGAGCTTCTGGTAGCTCCCGATATTGTCCCTGGAGATGTCGTGAGCTACCAGACTTGCAAAGAAATCTACTTATATCATCCATTGGGAGCACGCATTACCGAAGGTCCTGTAAGTCTTGCAATGTCGCAAAAGCGCGATATCAAGGTTCCAGACAGTCCCGGTGAATTATGTGTAGATGCCTTTAATGAGGAATGGAAGGCTCTTGGCTGCGATTTTCTTGTTCATAATCTACTTACTATTAGTCGGATTTATGGCGTGGCTAGTATCGCCCTATTGATTGATGGGTTGAAAAGCAATGTGCCAATCGACTATTGGGAGTTACCTGATCTTAATGTTTCTTTCAATGTACTTGACCCTCTTAATACTGCTGGTAGTCTGGTCCTCAATCAAAATCCTAATGCTATCGATTTTTTGAAATATACTCAGATTGCAGTTAGCGGGACTGCGTATCATCCCTCGCGTACTGTAACGGTAACGAATGAAAAGCCTATTTATCTGGGTTATACTACCTCTGCTTTTGGCTTCGTTGGGCGCTCAGCTTATCAACGCGCTTTTTATCCACTGAAATCTTACATTAAGAGTTTGATTGCTGATGATTTGGTTGAAACGAAAGTTGGTGTCCTCGTAGCGAAGACGAAACAACCCGGTAATTTCGTCGATAATATCATGGCCTGGGCGATGGCGTTCAAGCGTGCCATCGTAAAAGAGGCAGAAACTGGTAACGTAATCAATATTACACCTGAAGAAGACATTGAATCTCTTAATATGCAGAATTTGGAAGGCCCGCACGTTCTTGCTCGTAGAAATATCTTAGAAAATATCGCGAATGCAGTTGACATGCCCGTAAAACTCCTCACCCAGGAGTCGTTCGCAGAGGGGTTTGGGGAAGGTTCGGAGGATGCGAAGGCGGTAGCGCGATATATGGACCGACTACGGGAGGTCATGGATCCAGTATATCGGTTTCTTGATCGTATCGTAATGCACCGCGCCTGGACTCCTGCCTTCTTTAATAGTATAAAGAAACAATTTCCAGAAAAATATGATGGAATGTCTTATAAAGAAGGATTTTATGAATGGGCTAATTGTTTTCAAGCTGTGTGGCCTTCTTATTTACGTGAACCTGATTCTGACCAAGTTAAGGTTGATGATACTAAGATGAAGGCTGCTATTTCAGTTTATCAGATTTTGGAGTTTTCACTCGATTCTGAAAATAAAGCTCGTTTAATTCAATGGATTGCAGACGCAATTACGAACAACAAGCTTTTGTATTCTAGTCCGTTAACTCTTGACTATAAGAAATTGCTGACACAATTGAAAAAAGATCAAAAAATGCGTGAACAGCAGCAAGAAATTGGCATGGAACCGGATGATCCTAGGCCAGAACTTCCAAAAGTTAAGATGGCAAGAGCAGATTCGCGTGAAAAAAGCGTAATTCATTTGCTTGAGCACCTTAGCAATGTCCCTAAGTAGTGAAATTGGAAGATCTTTGGCTTATTTGCGGAAAAAATACAAGGTTTCTGAGCGGGATCTAGTGTCTTTAGCGAAAAAGTTGTCACAAACAGAAGAACAAGAAGAAAGTTGGGAAGAAATCACCCAAAACTATCTAAAACATAGAAAAAACAGGAAAAGGTAAGAAATTGCCTTCATAAGAAGGGGTGTGGTAAAGTAAAAATGCCCCCACTGAACAGAACTCACTTACCTGGGGCGAATGCACCTGAAATCTTCACAAAAGGAGTATCTTATGACTGGTATTCTAGCATACATCTTCCCGGTTGGTGGTGGACCGGTTGATCCTGGCTTTGGCGTGCCCGGATGGCCTGCTCATCCGATTGCGCCGGGTGGTCAGCCGCCCGGTATCTGGGGCGGCCCTGGATCGTTGCCACCGTGGGTGATGCCACCTATTGCTCCTGGTGGTATGCCTCCGGGCATCTGGGGTGGTCGTCCACCGTCTTATGTTGATATCGGACTTCCTGGTCCGCAGCCAGTACCTGGATGGCCTCCAGTCATAATGCCACCGATCTACTATCCTCCTGGCGGTGGTGGTTCCCCTCCGGGCATTTGGGGCGGCGCTGGCTCGTTGCCGCCGTGGGTCATGCCGCCAATTTTCATCCCGATTCCTCCGGGAGAAAAGCCTCCGGAGCCCGGTAATGGCTTGACACCATCACATCCAATTGTGATCCCACCTCCGGCGGGTGGTGGTGGCGGTGATAAGCTGTTGGTGCATGTCTATATCCCGGGAGCCGGTGGAGTCTGGTTCCTAGTTGAAGGTCCACCGCCAGCTCCGACACATCCGATTGTAGAGCCGTCACCTCCGGCACAGCCGAAGCGTGGTGGGTGAGGAAGTAATATTTCGACCACAGTGAGACCTTTCCCACCTCACTGTGTAAACTCGATGGGTCACGGAACGCCCTTAATCCCGCTGCAAACGGCTATCCGTGACCCCTTTCCCCGGAGGTCAAAATGCCATTGACTGAAAAGGGTGAAAAAATTAAATCTGCGATGACCAAGCAATATGGTCCCGAAAAAGGTGAACAAGTTTTCTATGCTTCCAAGAACGCAGGGCGAATTACCGGGGTAGATGATTTTCAACATATGGGGTTCACTGGTGGTGAAGCCAAACCGATTAAGGATTTGATTTCTGAATGTGATGCGCTTGCAACCCGGTTAGATGCTTTTGAAAAACGCAAATCAATGCGTAAGCCTGAACAAGTTAAGCCGAGGACCAAAGACAATATGCAGCCATCTATGCCCCACCCTAAGGAACCGGGTGGATGACCAAAGCGGCAGGGATCTTGTTTAAATCCCCAGAAGGTCGTGTTTTGCTTTGCCGTCGTACTGATGGGTTGGGATGGTGTACTCCAGGTGGTGTACAAAAAGATGGCGAAACAATTGAATCCTGCGCCGTTAGGGAGTGCTTGGAAGAAACGGGGTTTCTTACCGGTCATGCAGGAAGATTGCTTTGCCGTCGAGTTGCAGATGATGTTGATTTCACCACTTTTATTTACGATTGCGATGATGAATTTGTCCCTAAACTAAATCATGAACATGATGCTTTTGTTTGGATAAATCCTGATCATGCTTCTAGCATGAATTTGCATCCTGGTATAAACATTGCCCTGCGCAAAATGAAGGGCATGAATGAATTACAGCTTGCAGAGGCTATCAGGGACGGGGAGCTGGTTTCTCCTCAATATATTGAAAATGTTATGCTAGTGGATATGCGAATCAGTGGTACAGGGTTCAGCTTTAGACCCAAGCTCAATGAGTGGGTATATCGCCGTGACACCATATATCTTAGCCCTGAATTTGTTAATCGATGTAGCGGAATTCCAGTTATTTTGGACCACCCAAGCACTCAGATTCTTAATTCTGATGAATTCTCCAAGCGAGTCGTTGGAACAATGTTTCTACCATATGTTAAGGGAGATGAGGTCTGGGGAATTGCCAAGGTTTATGATCGTAGGGCACAGATAGCATTAAATGACTTTGATCTTTCTACTTCACCTAGCGTAGTATTTAGGGATACGAGTGTAAATTACAATATCGAAATGGATGATGGTAGTAATTTGCTGGTCGAAGGAAATCCAAGTTTTGTGGACCATTTGGCAATTTGCGAAAAGGGTGTGTGGGACAAAGGCGGCGATCCTTCTGGAATTCGAATTGATTCCCAGGCAACTGGTGAACCCAGGGAAAAGGTTGTCACCGCAAAGCCAGATCAAGGTGGTATTCTACCAGAGCCACCTTTGCCGATTGGTGGATCTAATGATGTTCCTGCTCCACCGATGCAAAGTATTCCACCCGGTCTAGTTGGTTTGGCAGATAATCTTGGCCGACTTACCGATAGAATTGAGAAATTCATGACTCGGCGAGACCTGATGGTCCGTTGAACCGCGCGATGAGCGCATAGTGTAAGCTGCAATATAGGAGTCTTACGATGCCCACTACCGCAGCAGACGGCAGCGTCAGCGTGGATTCATTGCTCGCCGACGCCATTTCGAAGATGGATGCGCTCACCAAGCGCATGGATGCCCTGGAGACCGGCGAAAAGCACGGGACTCCGATCAAAGGAGACGACGATGACGATAAAAAGTCTAAATCGGATAGTAAGGCAGCGTCGTCTCGCGGCGACGACGATGACGATGAACGCCGAAAGGACAGCGGCGGGAAGGCCGACGGTTCGACAGCTCCCAAGACTAAGATCCTTGACTCAGAAAAAGCTGATGCAAAGGCAGATGCAGGCTTCCCTCCGTCCAAGATGAAAAAGGACGATGATGGGGAGCTTGAAATCAAACATGGCAAGGAAAAGTCCGATGCTTTTCCGCCCAAGAAAAAGGACGATGCTGCCAAGGCCAAGTCCGACGACGATGATGACGACAAAAAGGACGACGCGGCCAAGGCAAAGTCCGACGACGATGATGACGACAAAAAGAAGAAGGACGACGCTGTGAAGGACGACGCCATTTCTGGTCTGCGCAGGCAAATTGCAGACCAGCAATCTGTTATTGAGCGGCTGCAATCGCTCATTAAACCTCGTTCCGATGATGAACATGCTCAGTTTGCAGAGGCTCAGTCTCGGGCTGATGCCGTGTTCAATGGATTTGGGCAGCGTGCCCCACGTCCGCTTGATGGTGAGGGTATCCTCGACTATCGGAAGCGGCTGGCAACGAAGCTGAAAAATCATTCGGCGATTTGGAAGGGTGTGAAACTTTCCGTGTTGCCGGAAGAGGCTTTTGGCATTGCCGAAACCCAAATCTATACAGATGCGACAACCGCCGCCACCAATCCTGTGGATCTGGAAGCAGGTGAATTGCGCATGGTCACGAAGATCGACCCCGCGACCGGTGTGCGCTCGAACGTCTTCTATGGTAAGGAGTCGTTCGTGAAAGCGATGGGTCGTCCGGGCCGTAGGGTTGCGTCTTTCCGCACCCTTGCTTCCCAGTAACCCTTCCCGCACTCTAAAGAAGGACCATTCGCTATGGTTTCACTGAACCCCTATGTCCAGACCAATGCGGCTGGAATGTTCACCATTGAATCCGATGGATTCATTGTGGGCACTGCGATGCCTGACCCGGCAGCTCGGTTCGCGCTTTCTGGTGGGTGGCTTGCACAGACCGAAACTCTCCCCATGTTTGGTGGAGTGGCTATTGGTGAAAGCATTCCCCAGGAACGCCCACCTATGACGCGTGCTGATGTTGCTCTTGGCGGCATTATCGCTCGTTCTGCCGGCTATCCTACTCTTACTGGTTTCAGCGTATTCGATCAGAACTATGCGGCGGTGAATACTCCACAGTCACCTGTTCCAACAACGGACAAGGGTGGTATGGTGAACTTCTATCGCCTTGGTTCTGGTGCTCGCGTTGCGCTGGCAATCGACCCCACCTTGATTACCTTGGAAGGTACTCTGATTACTTCCCAGGTTTCTTGGGACTTTGCTAACCAGAAGATCATTGCGTTTGCCACCACGGCATTGAACGTGAGGGTCTTACAGGTCAGGGCTTCGGGGTGTATGGTTCCATCATACAATGCTGGAACCGGATTCGTAACGTGGAACTACAACGGAGCAGCAGCGCTCTGTCTGCTGTAAGGCTACTCTCAACCTGAAGGCCGGGGCCTCTCTGGCCTTATCCTTAACCAAAGGAGTATCACATGGCTTCGATTGCTCCGGCATTCGTTCAGGTTCATCCTTCTTACATGATGCCTGATACCCTGATGCCGTATTCCCAAGCGTCTGGTGCTTTCGAGCTCCTGGCGTCAGGTGCCCCACTTGTCCGGCTTTCGGATGGTGATCTTTACGCTTACATCAAGCGTGTTGATCTGCGTACCCGCATGGCGGCTGGTCAATCAGCTTACAACCAGTTGCCGGGTGTCAACTTCGCACTGTCGCAAATCAGTGCGCCAACGTACCTTCTGCGGGTTCGTGCTGAATATGATCACCACGACACGGCAGCTATGGCACGATGGGGCCTTAGCATCGTAGATGCTCATCGCCTCGGTATGCGGCAAGCCACGTTCCAGCTTATTCGGAATGGGCTTCTGTACGGCTTCAACCCGGCAAACGGTGAGGGGCTGCTCAACGCTACCGGAGCCACAGCTATCAGTCTTCCGGCAGATAGTGCGGGCAATTCGACTGTAGTCACCTATGACAACGGTCAAATGGCGTTTTTCCTTATTTCCCAGGTGCAGGCGATCAAGACCAGGACTAATCAGCTTGGAATTGGTCGTAAGTTCGTATTCGTTGGGCCGCAACGCACGCTCGGTGCAATGGAATACCAGAACATTGTGCAACTCACCAGTTACCAGCGCGTCGGTGCTGGTAGTCAGTCTACGGCAGGCGTCATCAAAGATGTTCTTGCTGTAAACGATGATGATATCATCTGGGCCTATGACGATACGCTTATCGGCAAGGGCGCAGGTGGTAACGATGCGGTGTTGATTGTTATGCCTGAGGTCGAACAGCCCAAGGGTTCGGCGATCAACACGAACGAATTTGCCAAACTCACACCGTCTATGACTGCTTGCACGATTCAGCTTGCAGATATGGCCGCGCCGCGTGAAATTCCAGTTCCGCTTGCTGGTGGTGCAATTGACGTGCTTGCTGAGCAGCGCGTCACTTCTGGATGGGCAGTTCGTCCGGAAGCCGTCACAATCGTGACGATGCAGTATCAGTAATCGTGTCTCCTCGGTGGTTGCTCGGCAAACTTGATTAGGGCGGTGGCCTCCGCCCTAATCCTTTTGGGAGGAATTTATGCCTGAACTGTTCATCGGTAATGTGTCTAAACAGATTCAAATGTTCGCTTACCGCGTGCCAGAGCGGCAAGGAATCATTACTCAAACAATCCCAATAGGAACCCAAATTCGGGTTGCCCCTAACGGTATCAACACTGACTTATCTCCGCTTGAAGTAGATGCGATTATTGCTCAACATCGTGTGTATGGGATCAGGCCAGCAGAAGATTTGAAGGAAAATAGTAGTCCATTCAATGGGCTTATTTATTCTATCGGAAAACCTATTACCGTGGAAAAGCTTCAAAAAGCTATGCGGAAAAAGGACGATGAACTCAAGGAATTTGGGGCAAAAGTAAGGCAAGAGGCTGCTCTTGCAGTAAATTCGCAAATTGAAGAACAAATCGGTGCGCCTTTGCGCAACTTGGAAATGAGTTTTCAAGAGGAAGAACCGCGTGGCGGGTATTCCGATGATTTGGACCATATTGCAGAAGGGGTTCGTGTTACCCGTGAAAGTAATGTGGCTCCTATTGAAGGGCGACGTAGTCGTCGGTAAATATGGCTGATGTAGCCGTAAGACCAAAAGCAGGTCCTCCCCTAGTAATTCCGCCGGGGGATCCAACTATAGAAGGATTTACAGCTTGGGTGTCGGCTGTAATGGGCGTGTCTGCTGGAGATATGCCAGATCCTACTACACTTCAGGTTGCTTTTGATCAAGCTTTAAATCTTACTTATTTGGGATTGCAAGGTGTTCCTAGTCAAGTTACGACTATGAGTATTTATGCTCAGGCTGTTTATAATCTAGGTGGACATTATTTAGTAGAGTTTGCAGTAGATAATCCAAATTCTACGTTTTGGACAGATTTAAGAAATAAATTCGGTATCTATAATTTTACAGGTGGGCTCACAAACCAAGCTCATGACCAGGGAACTGGTGAAGGGATGTACATTTTTCCTATTTTTGCTGGTATGACAATGTTGGGTCTACAATTACTGAAAACCCCTTGGGGACGCGCTTATCTGGCAATAGCCGGTAGTTGGGGAACACTCTGGGGTCTTACAATATGAAACTCCAGTTTGGTGTTCGTGATATTCCCTACGCTGCCAGATACACGGCACAATCGCCGTTAACCCCTTCTATGAAAAGAAGAAGGGCAACGATTTTATCTCCTCAACAACGAGGGTATGGACAAGGCAAGACCACCGGTCAAGTGGCTACGGAATTAGAAAAAAGATACGGAATTATGGAGACATTCTTTGGATTTGAAGAAAATTTCATAGTAGAAAATTTTGAAAAGGCTTATGCAGAAGGTACGACAAACGGAATGAATTTGGGTCCTTGGGATGTTAAATGGGATCCTTTTCCTTTAGAAAATAGATTTGCGCGAACATTAACTGGTCGTAAATTTGATGGTGTAATTAAAGGAGTTCCTACTCAAGCTGCACAAAGAGGTGTTTCACATTTACGACGAAATCCATATACTCCTCGCGCGCCTCGCCCTAGCTTTGTAGACACTTCACTCTATCAACGAAGTTTCACAGCATGGTTGGAGCCGTAATATGCAGAATATCGGTTTGATCCTTTTAGTCTTCGCCTTCGTATTTGCTGTGATTGCAGCGTGCATCATGCAAGGGACAGGGCGCTGGAATTTCTTGGCAGCAGCAATCGCTTTCTGGATTGCCAGTGAACTGATTGGTGGTCTTGGGAGGGTTTTGCATTGACACAGTGGGCTGACCTAAGTTCAAAGGAACGCCTTATTCTTGGAGGCTTTATTCTCATTGTACTTGTATTGATCCTTCTAGCTTGGATTGGTTACTTTTCAGGTGGTTGGGAATCTGCTACTGATGCAGTGCAAGGAAAATGATAATAGAAAACTGCGAAAAATGTGGTGGCACACATATCGGATCATATGAGTGTCCTTTTACTGATGAACAAATTAGGATAATGACGATGGCAACAGAACCCTGTTCTCCCATCAGTAAACCAGGTGGTCCTCAAGGCAAAGGAACTCCTATGCCTAAGCCACCGAAGCCAACATCACCCGGTTGTGGTTCGAATTCTTCTGGGGGGAAGTAATGGCAATTCTGCCATATATGAGGCAGTTGTCGCTGGATTATTATAAGAATAATTTTCCTATAACTCCTGCTGTGGTGACTGCTCCGGCAGTATCTGAATTACCTTATCAGTTTCCTTCTCCTGAGCTAGGGGATCCTCTACCTCCTCCTACGGGTGGTGGTATTCCAGAAGCTCCTAATGATGGTAGAACATATGCTCGTCAGAGTGTTGCTTGGACAAGTACTTGGGAAGGTGGGTCCTATTAATGCCTTCCATTAACGACGCTCTTAATTCTAAACCTCCTCTTGGTGCTGCTCTCGCGCAGGGTGTCAAAACCCTGTCGATGGATCAACAAATTTCTTTTTCCCTTTATCAGCGTTATGTTTTTCCACTCGATGGCATGGTTTACTGGATAAAGGTTCCTTCCCAAGCCGGGTCTATTACAACCCCCGGTATTCAAACAATAGCTGGATTAGCTGCAATAACCGATGATGGTGGTGCTGCCATTCAGGTTGCTCCTGGTAGTTTTTGGGGTACGAATAGAGTTGTAGGTGGTAAGATTACTAATCCTCTTACTGCTGTTGACCAAGGACTTTCGACAGCAGAAGTATTATATTATGATTTTACTGGTCCTTCTTATTCGTATGTAACTGCGACTACTGGAGTTCTTCAACCAGGAGAAAGTATAGATATTCCAGATCATAATCCAAGTGGGGCATGGGTTACTTCTCCTAGTGATGGTCATAAGTTTTCATGCGTCGTGTATATTTCACTACCTTCTGTTACCTTACCAACTGATGTTAATGTTCAAGGCTCTTTTCATTATGCATCAACTAGCGAACAGCGTGAAGATGCAACTGTAGATTCTAATGACATTGTTTTTACTTCATTGTCTGAAATTCAGGCTTTTAATCAAATAGGTCCTAATAACCTATACATTGGGACATATAGGGACTTGTTGTTCGCTTTTAGCAGTCGTGCTAAATTGTACGAACAAGCTGATCTTTACCATTATCAAGGTGTTGCAGTTAAATCAACTCATGCAACACAAATTATTAGTGATCCTAGTCAATTTAATCCTACTACTATTCCTTCTAATTCCCTACCTATTTGGTTGAGTCTTTCTGGTTATGTCCCGCCGTATCCTACTTTTAATTGTCCTTTTCCTTTGTATCCATCTTATCTTGTGGACGATAATTTACCTCCTCCTTTCGGTTCAGTACATATAGAAGAAACAAAAGCATTAGCAATGATCCCATACATGGGTCCTAAAACACAGACCGCTTATCTGTGTAGAGATAAAGTTAAGATTCATTTATATGGGTTAGATGCAGAAGATGTAAGTGATTTTATGATTTGTGTAGAAAATTATTCTCGTGATTGGATGACTCTTGGATTTGCGAATAGCCCTGTTCCTTATGATGAAAAGCAGACTGCAACAGAAACAAAGACAATTTCTCAGCGTAAATCTATAGAATATGAGGTTAATTATCTGCAAACTGTAGTAAGAGATATAACGCGACAATTTATCCTTCATGCCAAAGTTCAATTTTATGATCCACAATTCTTCACTGATCAACCGGAGGTAACTCCCCATGCCACAGACAACTTATCTACCAGTCTACACGGCTGAATATCCTATTCTTGCCAAGGCTCAAAAGCCGGGTGGGGTGACAGTACTCTCAGCAGTCAGCGGTGGTGATGTGCCGAACAAGCCGACATATGCTGCCGGTACAATCCAAAGTTTAGAGCAAACATTGGCGGCTGAAGCAGAAGCTGCTGCTCATCAAAATGAAGGTGTTACCGAGGAACCCGAAGATAATGAAGTGCATGAGGAAGAAGTAGAAGAGGACGATGGGAACGGTGGAACAGTAAAGAGGAAGCGCACTGTTACCCGTTCCAGGACTACGACGACCCATCGTCGTCGATAATTTTAATAGAAGGAACGTGAACCATGGCCGTCCAAACTCAGTTTAGCACGGACCCCAATGCTATCGTAACGGTCCACGTTTCGATCATTGAGGCCCCGACCCCTATCAACTATCAACGTACCGGGGCATTTGTGTCCTTTGGTGCGACTTCTCTTGCTGTTGGAAGTACTGTGTTGTTGACACAGTTTGGTGATATCGAAATTCCTCCTTCTGACGACCCTGCTGGTCCTCCAATTCTTTTGGGGCCTGCGGCTGTTACGAGTGTGACCTGGGCAGCGGGAGTTGCGACAGTTACCACTACAGATCCGATGCCTGGGGTTCAAGTAGGTGATATGGTTCCGTTTATTATGAAAGACTTTGAACCCATTGGCCCGGGACTCAATGGTTTACATGATGGTACGATTACTTCTCCTACGACGTACACATACCCGGTTGCTGTTGATCCAGGAGCAGTTACTACATATGGAACATATCAGTTTCAATCGGCAGTCGAATTGTCACAAATGGCAACGACTTTCTTTGCTCAGGGTAATGAAGTTGGAGTATGGATACTTGAACTTGGGTATGATAATAACCCGGATAATAACGTCGCAGCCCTTGAAAATTGGCTGAATGAAAACCCACTTACGATCTATGCTTTCTTACTGCCTCGCCGGTTTGGCTGTGATCCGTTTATCTTGGGATCTGCTGAACAGCCACTTCCTTTTACCAATATGCTCAAGCGATATGAGGCTCCTTCAAATACGATGGAATATTTCTGGATTACTGTGGTCGGTCAACTGCCTCCTGCAGCAGGGCAACCAGGAGCTGGTACTATTTGGACAGCCGTGACAATGAATAATCTGTTCTATCCAGGCCAGTTGGGTTCTGGTGGAACTAAGGGCATTGGTTCGTCCTTTAAAGACGTTATTCAAATGGTCGAAGCCCCTGTGCTTAGTGACCCAACTCTTATCTATGTCCCAGCAAGCGGGATTGATCCCGAACGGTGGGAAATTCCCAGTTTCCTGGATCCGGAGGGTGAGTTTACGCTGGCGGCGGCGTTCTACAATGCCTTGGCGTATCGCCCATCGAATACGAACCGTATTACCCCGATGGCGTTCAAGTTCATGTACGGGGTTACGGAATATCCGCAGCGACACAACGGTCCACTGCTCCGTAGTTTCAAGTCAGCAAATACGAACTACATTTCAACCGGTGCAGAGGGCGGTATTGCTTTCACCATGATTTATGAAGGAGTTACGCTCGATGGGCATGACTACTTCAACTGGTGGTATACGATCGATTGGGTGCAAATCGAGGTTAACTTGAACCTCAGCAATGCTATTATCAATGGCTCGAATAACCCGCTCGCTCCGTTGTACTACAACCAGGATGGAATCAACTATCTGGAAACTGTCCTTTTCCACACTATGCAGAGCGCGCAAACGTTCGGCATGGTACTCGGCAAGATTGAAATGACCGGTTACGATGGCCCGGATCTTACTGCGGCTATCAATGGTGGTCAGTTCGCCGGCAAGTGTAACGTGAATGCTGTGCCGTTCCTCCAGTATTCACTTGCCAATCCTGGAGACTACAAGATCGGTGAATATGATGGGCTTTCTACCCTGTTTATTCCCGCGCGTGGCTTCATTCACATTCTTGTGAATGTTGTTGCAACCGACCTTATCTCAATCTAATGAGGTGACCCCATGGCCTTTCAGTTCACTCCTCCCGGCGTCCTGAACCGGCTCCGGGCATCAGTAGTATTTAATGAACATCCAGAACTCAATGTAACCAGCAATTTTCTTACAACGGAAGGTATTCGCCTTGCGTTGGAAGGAAATGCTACGGATCTGTTGCCTGCGATGGTCAGCTTGGTGAGCAGCCCCGCTCCCTACCTTGCAGCATCTATTACGATGTCGATCGTGCGTAGTGCGACTTTGGCCGCAATCTATAAACTTCAGTTTGAAGATACCACCCTCGTAGGTCTGGTAAGCATTTTCCCAGATACGGATGTTCTCAATCCATTTATTATCAACAACGTGGCGCTTGAAAGCATTCGTGAAATGGCTATGGCAGGAATGGAAGCTGCCATGGTGGTGACTGCAAGAGGATACTACAATGTCAACACAGGGTTCTTCGGGACCTAACCGAGGAGTAGCGTATGACTAAACCAGCTCTGAACAGGAAATTAAACCTAGTTCTGAGTGTAGAAACCGAAAAGGGGCCAGTCCACATCCACTCAAGTCCAATAAGTAGGGAAATCTTCGAAGATAATTTCCTTACAATATCCCGGGCCTTTACCGCTGTCTACACGAACGGATTAGGACCAGTGACAGGGCCGCGAGTTGCGGCTCTATTGCTTAAGGAAGAAGCGAAGAAACTTGGCGTCTGGGAACGAACCCAACAGTCGCTAATGGCCGAAATCTACCGGTTAACAAACGTGATTGCTCCTGGTGATGGTGGCTGGGAAACTATGCCGTATGACATTGCCAAGAAGCGTGGTGTAATAGATGAGGACGCAGCGGCAGAGGTAGAAAACTGCATCGTATATTTTATATGCGCCTCGTCAATTCACCTGAGAGCGGAAATGGCAGTGGCGCTGGAAGGGTTGAACACTCTCTGGAGCGCGCAAACTACATCGTCGAATTGTACGGAATACATGCGCTCCTTGCCGATATCGACGCAGGAAGAGAATACTGGCGAGAATCAGACGATAGCGGTGAATCAATAATCCATTCTTGCCTTGATTGGCTGATGGATGAGGGGTTCGCCAAGTTTTTTGATCAATTTGAACTATCCTGGCCGCACACATCTCGGTTGCAGTGGCAGCAGAGATATATGATCGCGATGTGGAAAGCTTGAAATGGCTTACAAAGCGGCCATAAAGATTACTCCTCAGTTTGATCCTGCTGGTGATTTGCAGAAATTGACATTGACTGTGCAAAGATTGAATGCACAGACTCAGCAGCTTAATCAAAAGTTTTCAGCACGAATACTTCCATTTAACCCTAAGCTTCAATCCAACAGCCAACTAATCGCACAACACAGCCGACGTACCGCTCGAGCTATAGATAGGCTCGAGCGAATTTTTAATAGCGTTGTGAGTCGATTGATACAGACACTAGGGGGAATGTCTAGGTTTATAATCAGAGGATTTAACGTCGAGGCATTCGTTATATCCCCGGTTATGGGTCTAATAGGATCGGTAAGCCTGGGTATCTTACCGATGATGCTTGCTACGGCAACTGGAATATTCAAATGGTTGTGGAATAAGGTTGCAGAACTAGGTGATGCAATGATACAGGACCGTATGCTCGCAATGCGTGCGGGCACCACGGTCGGGGCGATAAGAGCGTTTAGAACTGCTTTCCCTATGATTAATGATCCTAATTTAATTGGGAACGTTGCTCTTACTCGTATTGACCTAACTAGCCGAGCAACATCTGTTCTACATTGGCTTTTGAAGGTTAAAAAGTCTAATGATTCAATGACGGTTATTGTAGATACCCTTATTCAAGCCAGGGAATTTATGAAGAAAGAATCTGCTGATAGGGCCATTTTGAGTGCCCAAAACTTTAAATTGTTAGAAACTATGAATGCTCAAACTTTATTGAACTTGCGTGAAATGACTGATGACGAATTTATGCATACGATTGAACAATATCATACCCTACGACCAAGATTTTCACAAACTGTAGAAGCCCAGAATATGCTTGTTGATTTTATTCTTCAAATAAAAAGAATGTGGACTAATATCGAAACAAAACTTGGAAAGACATTAGTAGAGACTGGCATTACGAAATCTTTAGAAAACTTGAGTAAGGCTACACTAGATTTTATTGATTTTGGATTACATCTACCGGTTACTCAAAGAATGTTTAAGGGTTTAGAAGGAGATATACAGTGGTTTGCTGATTGGTTGGGTGATACCAAAAATCAGAAAAGAGTTGGTAAAATTGTTCAAGATATGATACTTAATTTTGAAAAAGGAGTTGCATACTTAGTAGAATTTTCTGGTAATGTAGAAGAAGCCCGTGAAATGCGCCGGGAAATTCTGCGCTTTGAAGCCCGTGAAGGGCGTCGTGAACGTGGACTTCCTGCAAGGCCACGACGTATGCCTGGGGTTCCTGGTGGAGTAGTTAGGTCTTTTGGACCTAAGCTGCCGGAAGGGCAAAGACTACAACCCGATCAAACTAGAAAGCCAGTGCCTACAGAAAAACCAGATTCATCAGGAACACGCCCCCAAACTCCATCTACTCCAACGACGAGAGCAACACCTCCTACCGGTACATCGCCTTCAACGCCTTCTACTACTGCTCCAGGTTCAACTCGACCAGCTCTAACTCCTACCCCGTTAGGACCGTATAATCGACCACGCGGTCCTGCGATTGAACACCCACATTGGACTCGACACCCTACCAAGGTTCGTCCTTCTCCTTTTCCAGCTCCTGCTCGCCCCGCTCCTGCCCCCGCTCCTGCCCCCGCTCCTGCCCCCGTTGCTCCTGCTCCTACTCCACCTGCTGCTTCACCTAAATTGGGTGAAACTCGTGTAAGACCTGATGGTAAGATTGAACAGTGGAATGGTTATCAGTGGCAAGGACCAGTTGCGCCAGGAGGAACAGGTCGCCCCGCGCCTGCTCCTGCTCCTATTCCTGTCCCTTCACCACAACCATCTAATGTACCTCTAGGTCCTTATAACCGTCAACGTGGTGATCCACGTTGGACTCGACATCCTCAAGCCCCTTTAGAGCCTTCTGGTCGCCCAAGGGATGCCCCGTTTACAGGAGATCCGTTTACTGCGGCAAGAGTCCCAGGTCAAAGGGGGGGACCTTCTGGTCCGCCTGCGTATGGTCCGCCCAAGCCACCGTTTCAACCGGTTACGGAAGATGATATAATTCAGCGTCGGTTTAGAACAAATCAACGAGTACCAATAGATCCACGCCGGTATCCTGATCGCCCGTCTGGTAGGCCCAGAGATGCTCCGTTTACAGGGGCTCCCCCTACTACAGCAGGAATTCCGAGTTTAATAGAACAGCAGCGTGCTCCTCTTAGACCTTCTGGTCGTCCTAGAGATGCTCCGTTTACTGGAGGTCAATTTGATCCTGTTACAGGGATGCCGCGTAGTGCAGTCGGAATTCCAGGTGCAGTGGGTGGACCTTCTGGTCCTGCTGCTCCTAGGGCTCCGGTAATTCCTGTGACTCGTGGACCATTACCTTTTGAACCGCCTAAACCTCCGATGCAACCAATTATAGAAGGTGATAGAATACCACGTCCGTTTAGAACAGGTCAAAGAGTACCAATAGATCCGAATAGGTATCCATTACCATCTGGCAGGCCCAGAGATACACCGTTTACCGGCGCACCTCCGTCCGCAGCCGGTGTTCGTGGAGCTCAAGGTGGACCTTCTGGTGCTGCGGCATATGGTCCACCTAAACCACGACCAGGTTCAGAAATTCTGGATAATGACATTATAACACGTCAATTTAGAACGGGGCAACGAGTTCCAATAGATCCGCGTCGATATCCTGACAGACCTTCTGGTCGTCCTAGAGATGCTCCGTTTACGGGAAGACCTTATGACCCGGTTGGCGTGGCTCCCTTGACAGAACGTCAGGAAAGGTTGTCTCGTCCATCTCCATTTCCTGGACCTCCCACTGCTCCTGCTCCTAGTCCTGCTCCTGCTCCTACTACTTCTGGTGTACCTTCAACTCGTACTGCTCCTACTGGTTCAGTTCCTTCTCCGGTAGGACAACAAGTTTTACCACCATCGGCTACTGTCGGTGTACGACCCCCATTTCAAGCTGGTCCTCCACCGTTAGTAGCTGGACCGGGTGGAAAGGTAAATGAAACAGATTTCTATAGTAATGTAAGAGAAAAATTTAGACTTTCTCCATTGAATGGTTTTGTTCCTAAAGACGGTGATAGATGGGGTATTAAAACTGGAAGTCCTGATGAATGGGCCAGATTGGCGGTTGCAACAGCAAAACAAGAAAATAATATGGACGCTACTCCTAATAAAGATGGTGGAATGCTTCAATTTAAACAGGAAGATCTTAAGCGTTTGGGTGTCACAGGTAATGTTGCTGATCCAAATGCACAGACACAAGCTCTCGTAAATCAGTGGTCAAAAAATGTCCCTGCATCTGGTGTTTTTAGTTCACCTGTTCCAAAAGGAACACCAGGATCAACTACTTTTTCTAATGGTAGTACGTGGGGTGGAGCAGGAACAGAATTTGGATCATTGCAATGGGGTCCGACTGCAACTAATTTGAAAACAATACCAAGTCGATTGGAACATGCAGATATAGAAAAACATCTGCCTGCGGCGGATGAACTGCAAAAACAAGTTGGAGTACAAAATGCGGCTGATGCGCCAATGTGGGATAGGCCATGGGAGAAAGTGAAAGCAACATCTGGTGACACTGGTTATGTTGGGACTGGTGGATTTAATTTTATGGGAAGTAAACGAGCTAAAGATATGGGGATGGGGGATGTTTCCCTGTATTCTGCTACAGCTCAACAAACATTTGAGACAGGAATCACTGATGGAAAAGGACCAGCAGTCATTCGTGCGAATAAATACGCTGGTCCTGATATAGCTGGTTTCTTAAAAGATCTGCATGATGCCGGTGCTCCTCTTAAAGATTTTGCTGGTGCTTATGTTCAAAAACCTCGACAACACGGTCATGGTAACGCGGTAGATATTGAAACTGGATTTGGTGGTGGGCCTGATAATAGCCCTGCTCTATATAAATGGGCTAAGGAAAATCCTGAATTATTTCAAAAAATACAAGATGATCATCATATGAAGAACCTTACTAAAGAAGCTAGTGGTGTGAATGATTGGGGGCATTTTGAATGGTCGCCACAAAGAAAGGCTACACCGGCCGAAATGGAGGCTCGTAAAAAGAGTAATTGGCCCGATTCTAAAGAGGCAAAAGAAGGAGTAGCTCCTAAGGGTCTTCCCACTGGTGATGATCAAACATATACTAAAGATTGGGCTGTACCGAATACGGTGTTAGGAAGAGAACAATGGAAATGGACTCAGCCGAATGCCGGGGTTCCTTCTACAAATCAGCCTTCAACTACAGTGACACCGACTGGTAAACCATGGCCAACTGTTGATGTGCCAAAAGCATTGGAAAAAATGCAGACAGATCCTGAAACTGGTCAACAAATATTCCCTAGAGAAAGGCTTACTCCACAAAAAGGTGGAATTCCTGCGCCACATGTTCCTCATCTTCCTAAAATGGTGAAAGGAGCTCCTTATAGAGGAATATTTGATACACCTAAAGATGTTCCTTGGTATCTTGATACACCATCTACCTCACTTGTGCCTACTGATTTAAAGAATAAGAAGAAGAATGAACCTGCTCAAAAACCTCCACCTCCAAGATGGACTGAAGGAGAAGCTCTTCCCTATACTAATTATGATCCTAATGCAAATCCAATGGATAATTTGAGAATATTGAATAGTTCTGATGCAAGAGCGACATGGGCCAAGCCATACGGTTCAGATGTTCGTGATATTCCATATCCCCCGGCAGAGGATAAACCCAAAACCCAGGTTGAAGATCCTGATAAGGGTGAAAAGAAAAATCAAGATACAGACAAGCCGAAAGATTCTGATAAACCGACTAAAGATAATGATAAACCAGCTCAAGATTCTGATAATAATAATTCTGATTCTAATACTTCTACAGACGCACCTACTGCTGAAGATCATCCTGCCGACACGGATTCCTAATGCGATATTATAGCATTTCTATCGATAAAGCTCCAGGGGTATTTAAACCGGCGGAAGGAGCATCTATTCCTGGTGCCCTGTGGGATACGTGGATTAATGGGGTAAATGATTTTGGTGCTCAGCAGATTGAATTTTCAATAGAAATGCAAGAAACTGCTGCTCCAACTAATAATTCACAAATTGTTATCAAGGGGGTAAGTTGGGATCAAATTAAAGAAACAAATAATCTTATAAATAAAGGGATTTTGATGCACGCTGGTATGAAACCAGGGTTGCCCCTTGCCACGGCGCAATCCCAGCACTATACTGAACTCTTCCGTGGAATTATTCTTAGGGCCTGGGGTAACTGGGAAGGCACCGAAATGAGTATCGGCCTACAGGTTGCTTCCGGTAAGGCAGCGGAAAAGAGTGCTGATAGTGGAGGGGGTAAGGGCGGAAGTCAGCTTGCAGGTCTAGCAGAATCTTTGATTGGGAGTTTTGGTGGAGGTGGAGGTGGGAGTGCTGCCGCTGTAATTGCACGACACAATTATCTAAGAAATGTAGACAAGCTTCGTTTTCAACGAACTGGTCCACGTTCTATTGATGGAAGGCCATTTTCACGCGGACCAGTTTCACAGAGCCCAGGAGTTCAGCCACTTGATACTGGTGGGAATGGTGGTACGAGTGCTGGCTTTGATATGAGTGGTACAGGAATTAGTAGTCCACAAGTAGGAGGTGATTTTTTCGGGGGAGGTACACCTGGATTAACAGATCCTCTTAATCTTATTCATAACATGATGCCGAATATGCCAATGTCTTCAGCCGTTCAACAAATGCTTTCTAAAGCATTCCCTGGAGCTAATATCATCACAAATATTCATCCTGGCCTTAAACTTCCTCACCAGGATGCAGGCATGTATCAAAGCATGTCTCAAGTTATGCCTTTCTTAAAGAATTTAAGTCAATCAATATTAGGGGCTAAGAACTATACCGGGGTTAGAGCTGCCTCATACGGTGATACTGTTCACGTGTTTGATGGTACACAGCCTCCTATTAATTCCGGTTTGATTCAGGTTATAGATATTATTGGACAACCTACATGGATTGATCAGCAACGAATTCATCTAAAAACTGTGTTGCGAGCAGATTTACATATTGGTGATAGATTTACACTTCCGTCAAATATCTTAATGGCATTAAGTCCTGAAGCTAACGTCTTAGGAGCAAACGGAGCAGCCAGTCCACAACGGTCACATGTTACTGTAGAAGGGATGGTATTTAGAATATATAAAATTCTGCATGTTGGTGATTTTCGAAGTCCACACGGTTCTGATTGGAGTTCAAATTATGAGGCTCAAGTAGAAGGAGAAGGAGGTACAACTCCTCCTGGTGCTGATTCTGGTGCGAGTGTAAATAGTTCGAGTCAGCAGCAAAATCCTAATAATCAACCAACGAGTGAAGAACCCCCCGCTGTTCCTTCTCAAATACCAGGAGTAACTGTGCCTCCTTCGATTGATACTACTCCACAAAAATTGGGAATATCTCCACCCTTTAAGAAGGATATTCCTCAGAATGTTTCTTTCGGTTCTAAGTACACTCGTAAGACAAGGCACTACTGATGGCTAAGACTATTAATCTTACCGTACAAGTAGATGACTCGCAGTTCCAAAAGTTCATGCGGGACTATACGGCGTTTTCAAATCAAGTGAAAACGCTGCAAGTCAATTTCAAGGCTGTGACCAATACAATAAGTCAGGCACAAAAACAGACAATAGATTGGCAAAAGTCTTTACAGGGTGTTAATAATTTCATAACAGGGATTGTTCCTGGGGTAAAGAAAATCACTGAACATTTTTCCAAGTGGGCTGCTCTTATTGGCGGCATTGGGATGATGTTGGGGACTGGCAGTATACTTGGAATTGATCGGTTGGCGAATACGTTGGTTCAGCGCCGTCGCCAGATGCTAATGCTGGGAGGTGATTGGGGCGGCATTCAGGCTCGTCAGCTAGGCGCACAAGGCACCATTTCCGATACTATGGGAGTTATGCAAAGAATTCAGTATGGTAAGATGGGTGACGTTCTTACTCGTGCTGGTCTACAGGCGGCTGGCGTTAATTTGAAGGATGTACTAGATCCCAATAAAAGTTCTGCGGATATTTTTGAAGATGTTATTCGGAAAATGCCTGAAACGTTCAAACAGGCAGAACCAGGACAGGAACTTCAGTTTATTATTGGTCGTCATTTAGACAAAATAATGCCAGTTGAAGAATGGATGAAATTTATCAAGCCTGGGGGCGGTGTTGATATAAATGAACAACAGCGAGTATTGAGAAATATTGAAGAACAAAAGAAACATCCCGGTCTTACCCCGGAAGAGGGGCGTTCCTGGGCGGATCTGTATACAGCGGCCAAGGCTTTCGTAACTGATATACAGACTAAGCTCGGTTCATCGCTTTCTGGCATTGCTGGCTCGCTTACCGAAGTCAGTAAAGGATTCAGTAACCTACTGGATGCTCTTTTAGATTCCCCGGCTGTTAAGAGAGCCTTGGCACAAGTCAAAGAATGGTTAGATTCATTTGCAGAATACTTGAAAGGGGATGAGGCTAAGAAAAAACTGCAAGAATGGACTGAGGAAATGGAAAAAATTCCTTGGGCCAAGTTAGGTGAAGTGATTGGGACGTTCATTGAAAACTTAGGAACAGTTATTAGAGCGTTGTTGGCGTTGAAGGGATTAACCATGGGAGCCGCTGTAGGTGGAGCAGTAGGTGGTCCTTTGGGAGCCGCTGTAGGTGGAGTAGTAGGAGCAGGAGTTGGGTGGTTTTCACCGGAACTTCTTCAAGGAGCATTTACCGGGAAACTTCCTTGGCCAGGAGCCCCTGGTCAAGCAGATCGCCAAGAATTACAACAGGAGCAAACTCCTGGTCAACAAAAATTCAATAATTACATGGACTATTTCCTAAACGGATTAGGAGGATGGTTTGGTTTCGGAAAGCAACAACAGGCTCCTACATTCCCGGTAAATCCGATGGATCCTAATGCTACTGTTCCACCGGCAGCGACAGGACAACCTCAACAGCAGCAGCAAGGAGCAGTGGTAGGTCCTTCGAATTTTGCTTTTAATAATAGTCCAGTTAATAATATGATAGCTTCTGGAGGCAGTAGAACTTCGCTTGCGATGGCAGGTGGAGGTGGAGGTAGTCCAACATCATCTGTTAATGTTGCTTCAATGGCAGGATCAGTTAGAAGCTTTGCTCCACGAACAACAGGAACTGGTGGGGATTTTACATCATCAACTCAATTAGCATTGAATATGGCTAATGGAGGAAGACAGAGGGGGCGGAGTGGTCCATTAGATGTAGATAATTGGCAAATGAACAGAACTGCACAGCTTCGTATTGATAATGTTGCAGGAGCAAGTGTGTTTGCTACTGGAGTAGGATTAGCCTGATGCCATTTGATGCTCAGTTAAAATATCAAATTTGCCCGATTATCCTAACAGGTGGCACGGCTGCTCAAATGAATGGCGGCATGATGCCATTAATCAGCATGTTTGCTACGAATAGTGATATTAACTATTTAGGATTGCCATTTGACATGGGTGACTTAGATAGTGCGTTCGGGCATTTTAATGTTCTACCGGGTGGAACATTGGTTACTCAGCAGATTGCTAAATATCCATTTGCTAATCAATGGGTTGCTGCGAATGCGGTTATCCGTGAACCATTAACTCTTTCTGTTATTATGGATTCTCCTATGCGGCCTCCATCCAATAATCCTTTTATGGATGTTTGGCAATACAAGCAATCAGTATTCACAGCGTTAAAGGCAACTCTTGATCGACACAATAATATAGGAGGAACGTACACTGTTGCTACTCCAGCTTTCATGTATGAAAACCTTGTCATGCTTTCTATGACAGATAATTCACGTGGGAATAATTCCCTGCCGCAGAATGCTTGGCGTTTTGATTTTGAAAAACCCCTTATTACACTAACTGATTTGCAAGGGGCACAGAACCAATTAATGAGTGCAATGTCACGGGCAACTCCTAACACAGGACAGGTGACAGGACAACAACCCGGTCAATCTCAAGGTGATGCAACACAGGCTCGAACTCTAAAAATCACAGGAGGACTTACGATAAATAAACCTCAAGCTTTAACACCTCTTCCAAATCAAGGCGGTGGTAACTTTCCTGCTCTTCCTAGTCCAGCTAGTTTCCCCTATGGCGGTGTTTCGTGACTACAATTATTCCATTTATACCATCTAACTTAGTGGCTCCTTCTTTTCGGGCTGTATTTGATGGTGTTGATCATAATGTGATTATTACTTGGAATGTTTCTGCACAACGATATTATGTTAATGTCTACACATCGAACGGGGCCTGGGTTATCACTATTCCTCTTTTTGCAAGTCCTCCTGGGCGTGCAGCAGCGAACGCAGTTTATGATCCATTTCTTAATGCCGTAATTGTAGACTTGGTTGATCCTAGTTTGTGGCCTTGTCCTCTTGCTGGTCCAATAACTAAACCGGGAACGATAATTGATTATACCTTGGAAAATTTTCAACCTTTGACATATAACGGAAGGTTTAGATCATTACACATTAATTCACAGCGGTTTTCATTTCCTATTGACTTTAATCCTGGGCAGTTGGTTGTTCTTGGTCAAGTAAGTCGATATCTTAATATGATAGAAAGTGTATTTCAAACATCTTCCATGATTTATCGAAACGGTTCGTTCGAAATCAACCCATAGGTGTACCATGGGACGATATGATGCTCATATGAATCCGCTTTCTTACCGCTTGCAAGAGTGGTTGGATAAGCATGTCACTAATCACAGAGAACAAGAAGCTAAATCCATTCCTGGACATGTCCAGAAAATGGAAAAAGACTTCATGCACATTGCCTTTGAAACAGGCAATAAGATCTTTACTCCTCCTGTGATGAAAATGACTCAGTCATTTTCGAGGTTTGGCCGTGAACCTACTCAGAACAAAGATATGGGAATGGCCGTTCCCGGCGACTATTATTTGGGAGGTATTTCTGCCTTCGGTGGTGGCAGAACTAATTTCTATCCTCGTGGTAATCTTTCTTCTCTTAGTTTTCAACCTGTAAGCAATTTGGATGCACCTAAACGTGATTATGATCAGCATTGGGAAACTGGTGGTCCTAATGGTTGGCGATGTAAGGTCCAAGAAAAGCAAACCAATTCTCCTCCTCCTGGGGCATTTGCAGGCGGGAATGGTGGTGGTAGCGGAGGAAATGGTGGTTCATCAGCCGCAGCAGTAACAAGATCCCACCGAACAGTAATGCAGCAGAGAAATGCTGTTCAGTTTGCAGATAGCGGTGGGTCTACAAGTCAAAGTGGTTCATCACAACAGCAACAGCAACAGCAGAAAGACTATACTGAATTTAGTTTTGATAAAGATGGTCAAGGTATTGTACAAAGTAAGGATAGGAAACATTATCTTAAAGTAAATCAAAAAGATAAAAAGATTATGTTAACCGGTGAAGGTGACAGCACCTTCTTTGGAAAGAATAATGCTTATTTGAATTCAGCCGGATTATGTATCGTAAATCCAGAAGGACAATCTGAAGAAAGCGGTGCTGGTTGGGATGATCAACAACAAGGTGGAAGTAGTCAAAGTGGTAGTGGACAGGGTGGGCTTGGTGGACAGAGTGTTCTAACCGGTCATGTTGCAGGAATGCCATTATCATCTGGCAGAGCGTTACAGCAAAGAATGCCCAAGGTAGTAAGAACAAGAACAGGAGTAGCAATTCCTACGTTGCCATATAGAATCACTAAAGAAGGTGATCTTGTGATAAATCCTTTAGATGGTGGTGGAGGTGGTGGTGGCGGTGGTGGAGGGAATAAGGTATATTTGGGAGGTGATCCTCAGAAGCATAAGTTCTGTTTGGTTGAAACGGTTTGTGGTCCTAGCAAGAATGTGTATGCGAGGATTGGATGAGAACCTATGGCCGAACCCAAGATGTGATTTCTGGTAAGAAAAAATGGTGGGTTGTCACGACCGACCAAGGGGGGTATAATGACTCTGTCTATTTAACTGACCTAGCTCAAGTATTGAAATTAAACTTGGGTGAAAGTCCGTTCTTTGCTAACTATGGTATCCCGGCCCATGAATCAATCATGACTCAGGTGTTCCCAGACTTTTATATCGCACGTACTCAACAGCAATTTGCTGGATATTTTGCATCGTTGATTGTAACGGCACTTCCAGTTCAACAGGGCTCAGCAGACAGCTTCGCAACACAACAAGAGGGTGCTTCTGCTCCTCGGTACTATCTCAATGTCCTCACTAACTACGGCTCACGTATCGGCGTTCACGTAAGACCGGGATACCCGGTAGAGCAGCCTATCTGAAGTTAAAATCATGGCAATTCTTCCACTCATAATGACACCACAGGGGTTGCAGCCCGCAGCTCCGGCAGACTTACGAGCAAGCCTGATTTCACTTGTTTCTGCAATAGTGCCAGATTATACAGCCAATCTGCCTGGGTCATTGATTGAAGACATTTCTAGTACTGATACATTTGCCTTGGTTGAAAGTGATAGTTTTCTTGTAGACTTGGTTAACTCCGTCACTCCTTTTGGTGCTAATGCATTCTTGCTGAATCAACTTGGCATTCTATATGGAGTAGACCATCAACCAGTTACGAATACTGCCGTCTATGTAGTATTTCAAGGACCTCCTGGTTATGTGATTAATCAGGGGTTCGTAGTAGGCGATGGAACTTATCAGTATGTTTGTCAGACCGGTGGCATTTGCGGGATAGATGGAAGTACTCTTCCAATTTATGCTTTGGCTACGACTACAGGAGCATGGGAAGTTTTACCGAATACCGTGGTTCAATTTCTAACTTCTGTCCCTGCCAGTATTCCACTTTCCTGCACTAACCCGGTAGCAGGAATTCCTTCATTATCTGGCGAACCGATTAGCGTATTCCGTGAACGATGTTTCACAGCAGGCCTCGCAGCATCCACCGGTATGGCTCGTTATTTGAAAACACTTTGTGGAAATATTCCGGGAGTGCAAAATCGTTTAATTGCTATTCAACAAGATAGTGGTCAGTACGTGGTGATTGTGGGTGGAGGAGACCCGTATCAAGTTGCTCATGCTATTTGGCAATCTGATTTCTATACCCCTGGTCTTTCTGGAGCAACAATTAGAATAACCAACATTTCTAACACTAATCCAGTGGTTATCACCACAGCCGCTAACCATAATCTTAGTGATAATGATTTAGAGGTTATTTCTGGTGTAGTAGGGATGGTAGGAATAAATGGAATTGAATATCCTATAACTACAATGCGGACAGCTTTTCCAAATAGCCCTGGTCCAATTCCAGATAGACAGTTTACAATTCCTGTTAATGGAACTACTATGGGTCCATACATGTATGGAGGAACTGTTTTTCCTAATCCTATCAATATAAATATTTCTGTTGCTGACTTTCCCGATTCGTATATCATTCCTTTTGTTATTCCACCACAAGAACGTGTGTTCATACAGGTTATCTGGCGAACAGATTCACCAAACTTCGTTTCACCAGATGCAGTAGCCACGGCAGCGGTTCCGGAAATTGTTGATTACATTAATTCACTACCGGCAGGAACAACTCCGATTAACTTGAATGTATTGAACAAGGTTTTCTTAGATGCTGTTTCTACTATCTTAGTTGGTGAATATATTGTTGATTTAGAATGGAGCATTACTATAAATGGAATTCCGTTTTCTCCAGTTAGTGGAACTCAGGTTATTTGGGGCGATCCGTTTAGTTATTTCTATACTGAAAATGGGCAGGTTCAAGTCTTAAGGGGTCCGTAGTGCAACCGACTGTTTTAGAACCTGGTCTAGCCTTTGTTATCACTAGAGGTGGTACTTCTGTACAGATTGTTGATATAACTAAGACGATTGGTGGTTCTGAAGTTCCTATGAATGAATTGGGTGGGGTTATCATAAACCCACTCAGAGCGATAGATCAAGGAATTACTACAGTTGAATCGTTATATGTAAATCTTCTTGGTCCAGCTTCTATCAGTCAATCTGGTGGAAATACTGAAATAATTCCAGGTCAATGGTTTCTTGTTCCAGCTAACACGAATGCTTGGGTAAATGCAAGGACCAATAATCATAAATTTACTTCATATTTTCGTTCTACGTTCAGGCCACCTCATCCTTCACTTCCAGTTCCTGGTCAACCAGGAACTAATCTACCAGCATTAGGAGCAGAGCCAGGGGCACCTCCATATCCACCTCGTTCTGTTACCGGGTTGACAACGGTTATTCCATCTTATTTGTATCAAGAATATACTGATGATGATGACTTGCAAGGATGGGTTGAAGCTCAGAATATAATGCAGCAGGATTATGTTGATACATTCAATGCTCTTAATCTTCCGATTTATACAGGGCCTATTGTATCTGGTGCTTTGTTGGATTGGGTTGGTCGTGGTGTTTATGGTTTTCAACGTCCTGTTATTGGACCAGAAATACAGAGTACGTTTGGACCATTGAATACGTATGGGCCGAATTGGCTCGTACCAATGTGGGATGAATTTGCTCCTGCTACTCGTAATCGTGGAACTTGGCAAGTCGCAGTTAATACTCCTGATCTAAATAACTTGGGTCCTTCACATGGTGATTACTGGACTGCGGTGACTGCTAGTCCCAATGTGCCAGAAACAGCTCCGTCCTCTATACCAGGGATTGGAGGGTTCTTAATCTACGATGGGGATAAAATACTATATGATGCCGGTAGAAAAACTTATGGTCAAACTGATCTTTCTGGGGTAGAGGCTGTTTTCGGGTTAAATGTGTACGAACATTATGATTTTGAAAACCTTGTTTTAACTAATGATGATGTTTATCGTCGAATCCTTTCATGGCATTTCTTTAAACAAGACGGAAATTACTTTTCTACTGAATTCTTAAAGCGTCGAGTATGGCGATTTTTATATGGGAAGGATGGAAAAGACTACGATTATATTGATATGACATTAGGTGCTCCACATCCTACTCCCCAATGGCCGGGAAGCGTGGCTGAGCTTACTGATAAATTTATTGCTGATCGTAGACAAATAAGCGTAACGATGGGTGCAAATAGAAACGTCTGCATTCGCTTTGTATTAGGTGACCGTCCTGTGAATGGCGGAACGATGTTAAATGTGGTAGGGTGCAACGGGTTCAACCCAGGGTTTGGAATGACTCCTCCGTGGACTATAGGAAATGATATTGTCAATAGGCCAAACTTCGGGATTTATTTGAACGACATTGAAACAGCCTATACTCCCTACCCACGATTACCAATGATGCAAACCTTTAAAGAAGCGTTAGATCTAGGTGTGCTTGAAGTTCCGTATCAGTTTAACTTCTCCTGCAAGATAGGGTGAGGATTCGCCATGGCAATGCTTTGGAGTAATAATGCTTCCACCACGGTTGCAGGAGCTATCGCCGCTACAGACACCACGGTAACACTGAATTCGTTAGAATTTTTTCCAGGTAATCCTCCCAACACACCTCCTATTAATACTGGTGATTATTTCGTTGCTACTTTCTATGATCAACAGACTAAGACTTTAAACGAAATTGTCCATGTTACCGGTGTTTCTGGCAATACAGCTACGATTGTACGCGGGCAGGAAGGAACTACTCCTCTTGCCTGGAGTGCTGGTGATATTTTTGCTAATTTGATTACCGCTGGGACGCTTGACAATTTTGTTCAAAAAGGTGCTGTCCCTATTGATACTTCTATCGTATACGTGGGGGATGATACTTCTACAAATCCGTTGCATATTGTCTGTAATACAGTTCCTGTTCCAGCGAACTTTTCAGTTGGAATGCTTTTCAATATTAGGGTTGGAACGCAATGGGCAGCAGGAGTGAATGCGAACTTACCGGCTACTGATCTTCAGCTTAATGGCAAGCCGGTAGTTCTTGCCAAGCGTACTGACGGATCGAATTTGGTGGGTGGTGAATTACGACGTGGTCAGGATTATATTTTCATTTATAATGGAGCAGCATTTGATACTACAATGATGCCTGTTCCACAACAACCTCCTCAGTATACTTTCTATGTTAGGTCAGACGCCGCGAGTACCGTTAATTCAAGTGGCATTGAAAGTGCCTCTGGTTTTGCGAATACTGTGCAGGATGCTTTCCGTACAATTCAGGGTGCTATCAACACAATTAAAGCCAGATATATTTCTTCTCTTGCCATTACTATTAGAGTGGCAGATGGAGTTTATCAAAGTGGCTTTGGAGATAATACTCAATATATCGCGTCTTGGAATATTGTAGGTAATAGAAGTCAGCCACAAAACTGTCAGATCATCTGCACTTCAGTAAGTCCGTCTACATATGTTCCTTATGCTCCGGTAGCAGTTTGTGTCGCTCTTGGGCAGGTCTCTGTTATGACTGTGGCTGGATTTAGCTTCCAGTCGTATAATCAGAACGCTTTGATTGATGGTCTCTTAGAACTATGGGATTGTCATTTTACCGCTCCTACAAGTGGATTGCCATGTGTTGATTCTGCTGGAACTGCTCGGATCTATGGTTACTGCACATTGTCAGCGGCGAACGCATTTTCTCAATTCGCCTGTGCCCATGCTGGTGGACAAGTGGGTTTGGGATACTATGATGGAATCTTCACGCCTATCGGTTTTAATATGACCATAAATGGTACACCGAATGTTACACAGGGATTTGTGTCTGGATTCGAAACAGGGACTATTTCCATATACGATAATGTTTGCGCCTTCACAGGTCAGTGCCATGGATATCAGTATATTTGTTCAACCGGTGGTGGCATCGGGTTCTATACTGGAAATACCGGTATTCTGCCAGCAGATACTCCTGGAATTGTTACGACGGCATCGCCTGGTGATTGCGGTGGATGGATAACTCACGGATAAGGGGTAAGATATGAGCACTCCAGTTGCTGGAATGGCGTCACAAACATCGGCAACTCCCGGTGTTCCCACTAACGCAATAGCACCGAATCAGTCCGGTGGCTATATTGTCAATCCACTTGCGCCAGCAGATCAAGGACTTGCTGCGGCTGAAGTGCTATACGTCAGTCAAGTTGGTGCTGCTGATACGAGTGCTAACAACGTGACTGTAGCTCTTCAACCAGGGCAGTCGTACACAGTAATCCCGAATACGACCACACCGGTCAGTGTTGCATCTAACAGTGCGAGTCATCAGTTCACCGCTGTTCAATGGGCTTAAAATGGAACAGGTCGTAGCCCCACGTGAATCTGTCCTTGGTTCAGGAGCGGGTGGTCCGCTTACTGCGCCTACACAATGGAATGCATTTCAAGGATATATTCAGTATTCTTATGGGGTTGTGATTGGAAATCCTACTGGCGGTAATAAAGGGAACGGAACATTAAATCTTGATAATGGCCTTTATCTAGATGGAGTTATTGTAGATCTTACCAAATACCTTCTTCTTACTGGCGGCACGTTGTCTGGGAAATTGACTCTAGCTATGGATCCTACTAATCCATTTGATGCTGCCACAAAGAAATACGTTGATGCTCAAATCGTAACTGTTAATGGAAATTTTGCCAGTTATCTTCCTTTAGTTGGTGGTACGTTGACAGGACCATTAACTCTTCCTGCAGATCCAACTACTGATTTTCAAGCTGCTACGAAAATATATGTAGATAATAAAACTTCTAGTTTAATAGGAATAGCAGATGCACCGAGTGATGGAACTACCTATGGTCGGAAAAATGCGGCTTGGGTGAATGCTTCCCTAATTGATGTAGGAACCTACTGATGGTTGCTAAAATTCAAATTCTTCGTTCTGTTACACCCGGTAGTCGTCCTTCTGGAAAGACGTATGGCGAACCATATGTCAATTTTGGGGATAATCAGTTTGGGGTTTTTGACTCAAGCAACGTAGCACGTGACCTTATTGGTGTTCCGTATTTTTCAGCAGCACTTTCTTATATTCAAGGAGCCACGGTTAATTATCAAGGGAAACTTTATCAATCTATTACGTCTGTGGCGGCAGGAGCGTGGAACCCTGCGCAATGGGCTCTCGTCGTACAGCAATTTTATGTTGATAGTTCTGTAAATGCTTTTTGCCCGCAGAATTGTCGATTTATTTGTACCGGTACAACAACAACAAATCTTTCACCGTTCAATGGTAGTAAGATAAAGATAAATGGTGCCTATTATGATATACCTGCCTCTGGTATTCAAGCTGTGAATACTAATCTTATGATAAATGGAGTAGGTGGAAGAACTCTTGCTGCAAGTGCTCCCTATTATGTTTTTGCCTTCGCTACTGGACCTACTACTATTGGTCTTGATTTTCGAACAACTGGTGCTGGAGGTTATGCTCATGTTATGTCGTCTACGCCTGGAAATTTAGGCGTCGAAATTATGTGTAATACCGATGGCTCAGGCAAAAATGACGGATATACTTTTGTTGGATTGATTGTTGCAAGTTCCGCAAGTCAATTTAGTGATACAGTAGGTACTAGACAGGTTCTTTCTTGGTATAACAGAAGACCTAAATCATTGCTTGGACCTGCTATTGGAGCTGTTAATACGACAGCAACAGGGGCACAAGAACTTTCTCCTTCTCAACGTCAATATTTCTTAAACTGGATAAATCAGGATGTTTATTTAGGAGTAATAGGATATTCTTATATAGATACGGCCGGACAAGCTACTTTTATTCAAGTATCATCTGACGGAGTTATTCTAACAAATCCATTCCCATACAATACTCATGCAGCAGTATCATATGCTAATAATTTGAGTTTTGGTCAATGGATGGATGGTACTGCTGCTCCATTTGCTAGTGAACTTGGCCTACACAGTAGTTCTATTCTTGGTGCTGTAACTGGTGGGACTGGAACTTTTAATGTGCGTCAAACTGGGATGATATTCGGGTGATACCATGGCTGATGTAGTAATAGGACCAACCTTTGGACAAGAATTAATTGCTGCTGGACTTGGAGGCTGTTCTGCTAGCTGGATGGAGAATGGTACTTTCTATAATCGTGAGTTGCTTACAGACGAGCAGAATATAAAGTTAGATGAGGTAATTGCGGCTCATGATCCCACTAAACCACCACCACCTACTATACTAGATAGACTAGAGGCTAGGGTTGAACAACTTAGTGCAGAAGTTGAAGAGTTAAAAGGCAAACGTAGAAAGAAAGACTAATGGCTGCTGTCATCAAGATTAAGCGTCGTGTTGGCTCCTCCGGGGTGCCAACTTCGTTAGCTGAAGGTGAACTGGCATTCCAAGATCCCGGCGGTGGTCCAGCTAGTCTCTATATCGGCACTACTCCAGCAGCAGTAATGACTCTTGTCAGTGCTACTCGGCAAGTTGAAATTGCCGGGGCACAGACTATTACAGGAACAAAGACGATTGCTGTTGCTGCCTTCAAGTTGACAGGAGGTGCGAATACCAACATTCTTTCTACTGATGGTGCAGGTAATCTAACATGGACCGCAGCCCCTGGAGGTGGAATTACAGCCGTTTCCCATGACACAACGATGACCGGTGATGGTAATGCTACTCCGCTTAGTGTGATCAAGCTGGCGACGGCACGGACCATCGGTATCACTGCCACTGGTGGAACAACGATTACGCAAACTCCAGCATCCTTTGATGGTAGTGCAAACGTGTCTATTAGTGGATTCGAAATTACTGGTTTGGATGGAGGAGTGTACTAATGGGTGATCCTATTTTTGTTAGTAATGAAGCAGAGTCGGAAGAAAAGCCGACTTATATAGTTTCCAGGTTAGTTGCCGGAGAAATACCTCCAGAAGAGGTAGTAATACCAGATGAGCCAGAAAAAGTTCCAGAAGATAGGCCAACTTACATCGCTTATAAGGTGGAAGAAAAAGGAACCAGAGGAACTGGAAGCGACGATAACCCACCATCCTAATGGTTTAATCGTACTTCAATTAAACCAACCTCTACAGAGTATCTTCCTTAGTGCAGAGGAAGCTTGTGCTATCGCTAAGGCTCTTTTAATAGAGGCACGTAGGGTCAGGATAGCAAGGTTATGAAATGGTTAAATCACGAAAAAACTGAGACCTGGGTCATCTACTTTATTCTAGTGGTGGTGGTCCTGATAGTACTCGCCGCCATTGGATACATGGCGGGACGCTGGTATATCGAACCTAGTCAGGCTCAACAAACTCGTGTTGATCTCTATGGTAATGTACCACTCGATGCTATTTTGTTACCGATTGATCGTAAGGCACTCGATGAAGCTTACCATGCTCACCTCATCAAATTATGGACCGTTTGGCTTACTGATGGTGCCAAGGATTCGTCACGCTTTCGTAATGGATTGAAGATTGCTCGCGGGGCTTATCACGAAGCAATAGAGGCTCTCACTAAACGTGAACAGCTATTGAAAGAACAGGCAAAATGAAAATAGTCATATCATCTGGCCACGGAAAATACATTCGTGGAGCCGAGGGTCTCATCGATGAAGTCGATGAAGCCCGCAGAGTGGTTGACCAGGTGGCAGAAATCCTTATCACTGCTGGAGTGCCGACTGTAGTATTTCATGATAATACTAGTGATGATCAGGATGAAAATCTTAAACGTATTGTCGATTACCATAATGATCAAATACGTGATCGAGATGTCAGTGTACATTTCAATGCATATTTAGATGAAGGTGAAACAACTCCTGATCCAAAGGGCACAGAAGTCTGGTATAAGACTCAAAATGCCTTAGCTGCGGAGGTAAGTGATTCTATTGCTGCTCACAGTGGTCTCAAAAACAGAGGTGCTAAACCCACGGATAATTTGTATTTTCTAAATGAGACGGATGAAGCTGCCATTTTAATCGAAGTTTGCTTTGTGGATAGTCAAGCTGATTGTGATATTTATCGTGGGCGATTTGAAGATATTTGCTTTGCTATTGCAGAAAGCATTTCTGGAGAAACCATTTCCGGCAACCCTGATCGTCCTGAAAAACCAGAACGTCCACCAGAAGGGCCGGACCATCCACCGACTGCACCAGAAGCTCGGCGTACATTGGAAGAAGGTGATGAAGGTGAAGATGTTGCGGAAGTACAGCGTATTCTTGGTATACCTGATGATGGGGACTTTGGTCCTGCCACAGATTCTTGGGTTGCAGCGTTTCAAGCTGCATGTGGTCTTGATGATGATGGTGTGGTTGGGCCAAACACATGGGAAGAATTAGATGATCTTGATACTAGAATGGAACAAGGCTTAGACGGCATTAGTGAAGAACTTGCTGTAAAGATTAATACTTTGGTCGAGCGTTCTGGGCTTGCAAATTATGAATGGGATGATCGGGGTGAGCCACCTCCCGGTTACATTGCCGGGATGGCTAAGACATATGCTCTTGCAGTAACTCTATACCAAACTGGTAATCAGCCAATCTGGATTATGGGGAAGGCCGAGACTGGTGATTCTGATGACGATGCGTTAACATGGTATCACAAAAAATTTGCAGATAAGGGAATGAAGAATGATAAGGATGGTATCGACACGTTGCGGCATTTATTTGTGATGATGATTGGTTTGGGGATGCGTGAAAGTTCTGGTAACCATTGGGAAGGCCGGGACATGTCTGCCGACAATGTTGAAGCTGATACATGCGAAGCCGGGTTATTTCAAACGTCGTGGAATATCAATACATGTTCGGATACAATACCTCGGCTGCTAAACGAGTATTGGGAAGACCCGAATGGATTCCAACCTACCTTTACTCATGGACTTTATCCTAATGCAAGTCAGCTAGATTGCTATGGAACTGGCGATGGAGCACGTTACCAATTTCTAGCACGATTTTCTCCAGCGTTTCATGTTCTTGTTACCGGTGTCGGAATGCGTTTGCGTGGTGGTGAAGAAGGCCATTGGGGACCAATTCGACGAGGTGAGGTTGATATAGTAAAAGAATTCGATGATCTTTTAATGGATGTTGAACGGTTAATGGATATAGAAGTCTAACCACAGGAGGCTTAAATGCGAGATAAGGACAAGGTGCGAAGAATTCTTAACTACCCTGCGGGTGAAGGGCAACCTCCATCATTGGTAGCTGTTGGAACTCCTGCGGCTGTTCTTCAGCAAACTATTCCACTGAAACCACTAGAAGAAAAACCTGTCGCAGAAGAGGAAAAAGAATAATGCCATACACAATCAGTAACCGGGTGCCTGCGCTTCTAACAGGTCCCCTAACTCATAAGTATTTTTCTAATCCTACTTCTAGGTTTCTATGGGTAAATGAAAAACCCTACGTTAGCCCGAATTGGAGTCCAGGTCAGCTAACGACTGCTAAAATGCGGGTAAACACGGCTAAAATGCCCATTAGGAGGGTTAACAGAGCCCTTTAAACGGGGTTGCAGTGCCACTAACCCGCACGCTATGGGGTACGGTATACCCCCCACTTCAGCTAAATGTGGGATCTTCAGTTAAGTTTCTTGGTAATAGGAAAGAAGTCCGCAAATCGGCCAATACTCCTCGTTGCGTCATGAACTTCAAACTTTTCTAGCCGAGTAATTCCTTGGTCTCTATTAATCTTAGCATCACAACCAAACTTTTCACCAGTTCTAAATTCTATTTGTACGTTCACAATTTCCCAGGCTTGAGGATCATGGGGTGAAATGCTACTAGGTAATTCAGAAGTGATTCCTTGAATTATTTTGGTTCTAGCCTCTGCCATATAGATTACAACATCTGGTTCTGAGTTCTTTACTAGGTCTTTAATTCCCTGAGCAACTATTTCCTTATGTGCGATGTTCTGATAATAGACAGGAACTGCAAATCGTTTGTCATCTTTAATCAAAACAACCATCGGTTTGACTACTTTTTGAATAGCAAACATCGCACTTATTAGACTGAGTTCTTGGTCTACAAACTCACGAGGGTCCATACTTATATCCTTTTTTTATATCTTGGGCATAGGCCCAATCCCGCCATTTCTTATAAAGAAGATATGGAGCTTGATGACTCAAGCCTAATTCGTCACCTATTCTCCGCCAACGCATATTTTCCCTGTCTCTTAAATCAATGATCTTAAGAATTAGAGTAGGATTACTAGGTTCGAAAGCAATTTTACGACCCTGAGGTCCTTTACGCGGTCTAAAGCCACCAGGAGCTTTACGATCGGGCACCATTTCTACACTAGCCATGATCTATACTCATCTCCTTGAAGGGTGGAACTAATAGTGATTTTCTTGCGCAGTGTTTTGATTAGCTTTTCATCTATTGTTCCACGAACCCGCAGGTCAATGTAGGTCACGGATCTAGTTTGACCTATACGATGTGCTCTATCCTCGCTCTGCTGCCTATCTTCATTGTCGAAACTGTTCGCATAGTATATTACCACATTACAGGCTGTCCAGGTATTCCCAAATTTTCCTACGCTTTGGTTACTCACGATGAATCTACATGTATCATCACGCTGAATCCGTCCTCTAGCCTCAAGACGTTCATCTAACGACGTTTCTCCCCAGAAGCTGGCTGTACTTTCGGGACCGAATTCCTTGTGAAGGCGGTCCCGAATTTTTTCTAATGCTCGCGGCCATGGGCACCATATGATTGCTTTATCAGAAGTTTGATGTAGTATTTCTACAACAGCATCAACCCGGTTTTCTGGGATATCTTCTACATTTCCCATTTCTGTTTTAACGTGTCCACATAATATGTGTTGAAGCTTGCCTAATTGGTCAAGCTTCTGGGTAGGACTAACAAACTCACCACTAGCAAGCTCAGCCATAGCTATATCACGTACAGAATTGTATATTCGTTCTTGTTCCGGGGTCATTTCTACATCCCAGAACTGGTAAATCTTGGGTGGTAAATCTAGAACATCTTTCTTCAATACCCGGTAGCTGTGTGTCATAATCTTTTGATTAAGTTCATCTAAATTACGATAATCAACTATGATAGTAGGCTTCCTATAAAACTTTCTATGGACTTCATCCATAACTCTACTGGCAGCGGGCCGGAAGTCTATTTGTTCTGTGATTGCATACCGGTTTCTAAATCCCCAAAAAGTCTTCTGTCCTATAATTCGCCAGTCCAAATACCGGTATTGAGTGTACAGATCCATCGGGCTTTCTGGAGCTACTAGTCCACTCAGTATACGACGGGCCACGAATTTGTCTGATAATTCATCTAGAATAAACTCGGTTCGCTTTGCACTTTCATGGCAGATAGTGGTCGATTCATCTATAACGCCAATGACTTTATGATCTTTAATAAATTCTAATAGATATTCACGTGCTTTACCTTCCCGGTTAAGGGCTTCAATATTCATTGTAAGGAATCGTGGACTCTTGGCATGAAGTAAATTTGCTTGCATCTGTCGGTGCGATGTGTTAGCACCACTCCGCCAGTAACCAATATTGAAAAATGAAAGTGTCTCTGGAGGGATCCACAATGTAAGTTCACCCGGTTCTTCTTCTGTACCTATCCAATTTAGATAGCACCCTTTCGGTGCTAGTATAACCAGATCCTGGGCTGTTCCGGCGGTAATTCTTGCCAGCCAATCGTCTATTATTGGCCTGGATTTACCTGTGCCTTGTTCCATCAACAAGGCATAGACGTCGTTATCCTTCAATAATTTTGCAGCAGTTTCTTGATGTTGATAAGGTAGTTCCATCGTAGTTTATTATAGCATGGCTGGTCTTGGAGTTAAACCCTTATGAATTATTTCATGGATTTCTTGAAAGTTCCAATTCCCAGGTCCTCCACCCCAACATGTTGCATGAACTCCTTCTAACCCATTATAAAACAGGGCATCTGCTTGATCCCCATTCATAAACCATAGCTCATCTATCCCTTCCCATTTTTTAGCATTAGGAATACGTCGAACAGCAATCCAAGCACTTGCACCATATCGGCAACGACGCATAAGCCATGCAACTTGAAATGAAGTGATATTTACAGCGTATGCATGAGTTCGTTTAAATTCAATCCAACCTTGTTTTCCCCAAGGGCTGCAAAATTCACTATCAGGAACTCCTGTAGATACTCCAGCAGTTTCAATAGATGTCCATTGATACTGAGGTAGTCCTAATCGGAATTCTTTTCTAAGTCCACCATCTTTCATGGTCGATGCAATAGGTAATCGAGTGTATAGACTAAGTCAGGTTCTAATCCTTCTTGTTTACGAAGCCATTGCAAATAATCACGAGGAATATTTCTAAACTCTTGCCCACGATGTTTGCCGAAGTTAAGAGTTTTCAACCTAACCGGTAGGGAAGATAACCCCAACAGTTGAGCAGGGGTGTGGTGCTCTAACATTTTTTGAAGAAGGCTAGTGGTGACGGCTACATCATATAATGCTTGATGAGGAAACTTTCCGACAGGAAGGTCTGGTTTTAATTCTAACCAATATCGAAGAACCTGATTGCTATAGCTGGGAGCTCCTTGCCAAATATGCTGAGCTGCTCGCTTGGTACAAATCCATGGTACGTTAATCTCTGGTAAAAACTTAGAATCAAATGCTGCATTATGAGCGACCATAACAGAATCTTGCTTGATAAATGTTTGCAGATGTTGGATTGTGGTGTACCTGTCCCTTGCTCCCTTTTCTTTTGTGAGTAAATCTCTAGTAATGTGGTTGACAGCCTGGGCATGGGGATTAAAAACCATATTCAGAGGTTGTTCAATATAAGTTTCATAGCAACCAACTTGTTCCCACACTTTACCGGTATGAGCTAGGTCAATCCACGCAACTTCTAAAAGCTTAGCTCCTTTATCAGGATCTAAGTCCGAAGTCTCAGTGTCTAGTACAATAAGATTCATAGAAAAAATGGACCCCGCCTGCCGGGGCAGGGTCCAAGGCTGGGAACGCCCTTACGCGGCAGGCTTCGCCGTCGCCGGCTGAGCCTGTTGCGGAACTGGGACCACGGTCGGGCCGATGTGGATGAACTTGTGGTTTTCATCCCAACGCAGGTCGGCATAAATCATGCCTTCGGCCCGCTTGAAATCTTCCTTGATCTTTTCGACGTATGCCTTCACAGTCATACCAGTCTTATAACGCAGGAACCGCTGGTTTGCACCGCGAGCCTTGGCATTCTCCTTGAGCACGGTGATCACATGCTCATCGGGGTACTTGGGAAGACGCGGGCGGGCAACCGAACCCTCCGGCCGTTCCTTCTTTACTTTCGGAGCCTTGGGCTCCTTCTTTTCCCCTGCGGGAGCTGCGGGAGCGGCTGGCTTGGCAACAGGAGCAGGGCCTTGAGCCGGGTTAACTACCATGATATTCTCCTCTTATTTCTGGCTGTACTCTTCGTACATTATTCACTTAACACACCGAAGACAAAAAAGCAAGCCCTGAGAGAGAATTATTTTTTTAACTGCCCCCAATTAGGACCACACTTTACATCAGTCAACATTGGAATGGTAATTACCGGCATAGCTTCTTCCATAATACGAGCACATTCCTTTGCTTGTTTCATATCAGTCAAGCTAAAACACAATTCATCATGCAGTTGTAACACTGGTTGATATCCAGCTTTAACAAGATCTAACATGGCCTTCTTCGTTTGGCGTGCAGCACTCCCTTGAATCATTCTATTAAATGCTTTATGAACATGTGCTCGTTTTATTGGTTGACCATACCATGAATGATTAGGGTTACGTGTACGTCTAATGGCTTCATCATAAGGACATGCATATGGTACTCCTGGTTCTGTAAAATCACGATACTCAATTGGTTCAAATAAATTAAAGTGATTACGAGCACCATCTATCAATTTTATATATCCGTGCTTTGCAGCATAGTTCATATATCGATCTGATGCTTCACGAACAAATGGTAGTTCAGCATCATACTGATTATAAACATCCCTTGCCTCATCTTCATCCATCCCTGTCATTAAAGCAAACTTCCTAATTCCAGCTCCATAAGCTTTTGCGAAGTTAGTATCCTTGGCGCGGGGGCGCTCAAGCCTAGTGATCTGTGCTACGTAATTATGAAAGTCTGTAGAAGGATCATTACGATACCGGTCAGCCGCTTTCTTTGCGCCACGCGCACGTAATAGTTCTGCTACGAATACGATTAACCGGTATTCTTGCTGTCTATAGTCGATGCTGCACCAGAATTCCCCCTCTTCTGGTAGAAAGCAAGACCGTACAAGCGGAGCCCATGCATCATCCCTGCTAGGCATCTGCTGTAAGGGTGGGTCCGAGTAGCTAAACCGATGGCTTTTAGCTCCACCAGTTTCTGACTTGAATTGATTAATCGTTGGGTGTACTCTTCCATTATGAGCATATGCTACTATGAATTTTTGTAAGAATTTGTCTGCTAGATCTGCTTGGTGCTTTATCTTTTGAACCATTCTTGGAAACCAGTGTCGATGACCTGTCATGACACTTTTATCAAATTTAGGATTTTTCTTTGCAGTAAATTCTTCAATTCGTATATCTAATTGTTCAAACTTCTTTTTTACCCATCGACTAGATCTAATATCTTTTAGACTAATGGGAGGAGGGAGAGTACGGCCAAAGAAATCTTGTTGAGTATTTCGTTGTATCTTAATGCCTTCTTCTTCTAATAGGTTTGCCATGATTTCAGAATCTTTATAATTTTGTTCTTCTACACTCTTCATTATTTCTTTAGCTCTTAACGTGCTAACACGAATTCCCTTTTGCTTCATTCTTAATGTAATAGGCATTAACTCACGTTCAACTTGATATGCTGCATTAAGATTTTCTTCTTCTAAAATAGGAAGCAGCTTATAATAGAGTTCTAGTGTGCTTATCGCATCTTGTTCAGCATAATCACCCACCATTTCTGGTGGAAGTTTATAGAGTTCATTTTTTGAAACATTCAGTTTCTTTTTCCCTGGAACCTTTTGCCATTCACAAAGGCTATCTAGATCGAATGAAAATCTATTTTCATCAATAATAGAAGCCATTGCCATGGTATCATCTATAAGTGCAGGAGGTGGTATATCAAACATTGCTTGAATCCAACCCCAATCATATTGAAAATTGTGAAATATAAACCGGGTATGATTCTGGGCAACTAATGATTTTAGCCATTGCCCCACTAATGCCCGATTAAAATAATTTCTGCTTGCATGTCGAAGTGGGATGTAGACTTTTTCATTACGCCATGCTGCTGATATCCCACAAATATATCCCGTATTATTGTCATATTGATCACATTTAAAAAATCCTGGTCCTTTATTTGCTCTTAAACCAGGGTCGAAAGTTTCTGTATCGATTGATACTTCAGTTTCGTGCGTAAGATCAGGAAGCTCAGTAGGCATAATCCATTCAGAAGGGGTGTAGATATGTTTGTCTTCTACGATTGACCGCATTAACATAGGGTATACCCCGCTTTAATGACTCTTTCCTTGCCCCACAAGTGCCGTTGCAGTGCCACTAACGCCCTATGCCCTAGGGGTAGTACACCCTAGCGTTCACGTGCATGGGAATTCACGTATTTGTCTTTCCGTTTGATTGCCATTTTCATAGCTTCTTCTATCTTTAACATCCGTTCCGATGGTACTTTTCCACGTCGTATGGCGCGCTTCAACTTGCGCATTGAAGAATTTTCTGCTATGGTGCATTTACCCTCAAACGGATCATTCCTCTTTCCGCTCCTCCAATTCCTCCATAGACTGGTTGGCATGGTGTCCTCCATCTTCTGGTGTGCCGGGACGATTAGGCTCTATCACTCTTGGAATTTTTTCATCTAATCTAGCTAGGTCGATAATATCTTCCAACACTAATTGTGCTGTTCTAAGATCATCGTCACTTTTATAAGAACTAAGCAAGAAGATAAATTCTTCTTCCACTATACTCAAACCATTTGCTACGGAGAAGCGACTTACCTCATAGTGGATTTCAGTTCGTATTAACTTTCGCACTGGATTATGTGGATAGGTTTCCATAAGCTTGTCGAGGTAATGCATTGCTTTGTGAAGATCATCTATACCACCTTTCTTCCGCCATCGTGCGACGTATTTGGTTGAGGATCCCTCTAAGTATCCAAGAGGAATGACTATACATAGATCCCAGTGCTCGTACTGAGTCTTATAGTGTTTTCCTCCCACTTGCTTTTCATTAGCGGACATTAGATGCTGCTCCCTCTATTTCTGAGCCATTGGTTAACGTTCATGGACATGCATGATTCACTCGCTAGACGTTGAGCTTCGTACATTGTATCTCTCATTATAGCTTCTGCGTACTTGTTACCTAGATTCATTTCATGTTCACCAGTTTCATGCATCTCCAGCAAATCACATATTTTTACTTGGATTCTTTCTTCTTTAGTTAGTTCTGGAAGCCGGAGTTCAAGTTGTCGTAAGCCAATAGCTTCACCCTTTTCCATTCCTTCTTTTAGCTCAGGAATTTGTTTCTTAATGCTATAGGGAACATCTCCCGCCCATAGTTCACCACTATCATGATGCAGGCAATAATAGAGTACTTCTGCACGAGGAAGTCCAAACACTTCTGTGAATATACAAGCGACGCGCCAGCAATGATGTCCGACCGTCTGCTCCTTTATCATAGGCCAAGTATGATATCGCTTGACACATCCAGCTAAGTATCGAGAACTATAGATATTGTGGCGGTCAATCACGACATCCTCCTTCTTATCCACTCAGTACCAGCCTTCCGCCAGTCTTCTGCAATAACTTCTTCTATCTTTTCTAAAGCCCCACCTATATCTTTTTTCTTATATAGATAATGCGCCTCAGCCATAGGTAGAACAACCTGTGCTAAAAATGGATTAGTGATATTTCCGCTATAAGCTTCTTCGTCCTTGTGTATGTCTTCTATCCATTGCATAGTTTCTTCCAATTCATTGTCAAACGATTCAGGATATTTAATAAGAGGCTGTGTTCCTTCATAATCCCATCCATTCTTTAAAGCCACATATAAATTTCCTGTTGATCCAATTCGCTTCTGTAACATCGCCAGATGTTCTGTATAAAAATGTAGGTTAGTTGATATCTGCCAATATCGACCTACTTCAACCCCTACCATGCTCGCTATATATTCCTGCATCATTGGGAAATGAACTGCGTTGGCACCACAGCATCCCCATATTAAATCATTAGACCGATTAAACACAGTCATGTCTAATTTCTTAGCATTGTTTAGAATACGAAATGTAGCTACAAGATTACAGGGTTTGATAATACTCGGTGTCACTAAATCACCATCCCACATTTGAAGTACAGCTTGCCGGGTAGAAGGGTTTCTTTTCAACTGCTTAATGATTTCACGCAGTTGATCGTATCCTAACTGAGTTCTCCACCTATGCCCGTATGCATCTGGGATTATACCATGTTCATCCCCATAGTTTTTACTGAAATCTTTGATATAATAGTCCAGAAATTCCCCATCATTTCTACCTGCAAGCATCCACATAGCTTCCATTAAATGAAAGAAGGGATTCGCATCTCTTACTTCATTTACTAGAACATGCTGTTTAGGATACTCATAGCGAATACTAACTGGTGATGGACTAACCCAAGCATCACCATTCCTGGTCTTTTCTTTATTACCAGAATGTAAAACGTGTCGAACTGCTTTCGGAAGTGCATCCCTCACGTTAGCCGCATTTATCATATACATGTGTTTCTCCCCCTTCCAATACGATGCGTGCACCACTCAACTTTACATCACGTGGAGTTCCCCAGTCTATTGGGGTATAGAGTGTTTGCTGAGCTTCTTTTTCACATATCATAAGATCAAACACATGGCTCAAATAAGGTTCTGAATATCCTTCACACACCTCCCCTAAAATAGTCATAAACTGTGGGACTGCATCAGGAGCCACGAAGTAAGCACCTCGCACAGCATATTCAGATATCCGTTCCTTTTCTTTAATACGTGAAAAATTGTGAAGCTTATCAACATAGGAAAAGGCCGGATTAGCACTTCGACTTACCAGCACTCCAATACCGGTACGAAGTTCTGTTAATAACGAAAGATCATTGGTAGAATTGAGTATATCAGAATCCATTATTAAACATGACTGAGGGCCTATGGATTCTAAAACCTTCTTGGTAGTTTCTGCGGGACCCTTTGTATCAACAATTTGAACCCATCCTCGACTACACTTATATCGAGGAGGAACTGCTGCAACTACATGTATCAATTCCCAAGGAACTGTATGAACTACATGTTCAATCATTGGCATAGTTGTGCCTTGCCACATGATATCAATAAACGGTTTGGGAGTCATGTATCCATCTTCCCGAAACCTCTTGCTCTGTCCAGCCGCTAGGATAATCACATGCATTTTCTAACTCCTTGCTTACCCTGGTTGCCCATTGGGTCGCGCTGTCAAAGATATCCCTTTTAGCGATTCGTTGTAAAGCGACCATTGCCCAGAAGACTGCTCTTCTTGCAGTATCATAGTCCTGCATAAAATTAGGCCATTCATATGATATCTTTTCATGACCACGTAGTACGACTTCCCACCCAAGAAAAGACTGAAGCATTTTACCATGATCTACTGCCACTATGCTCGGTTTCCTTAGCCATAGTTTTGGGATAGGGTCAATTAACCTCATGAACCCATCCTTTGTTATCATTACATTATCCAGTGTTGGGTCCCCATGTATTAAGGAACGGCTCCATACATGCTGTTCCAAAAATCTTTCTAACACTAATAAGGAATCAAAATTATGCTCAATAGGATACAAATACTCCATGCAATAAGCACCGTCGTATACCATAAGGATCTTTGGACAAACGTGTTCCCCCAAATATCCCATGAACCGGGCTTGATCCTCGGCATATCCTGGTGGGCGCATTCTTTTGAAGACAGCCACACAGATTTCTGCATCACTATACCCATGCATTTCTGTTGCGAAATGGGGCGTAGGAACGTAGTCTGCCTTGTATTTTAGCGAAATCTCAGCTAACTGCCGTAGCTTCGATTTGAGCTCGGTAGCGTCGGCCATCCTCTAGTGCCTTCTGCCACTGAACTATCACCTCTACCCTTGGCGTACTCGCCTTATACGCACGTTCTACAGTAGAAACATAGCTTGGAAATAGTTCCTTCAGTTTATGAGCTTCAGCATTTGAAATTTCTACTGTGCGTTCAAAACTAGTTCCACCCGGTTTATCATATCCACGCTGGTCCACGACCGTTGTGTGATACACCGCATTAGGATAACCCTTCACCAATAACTGCAACGCCAATTCCATATCTTCCCGCAGCGCAATTCGCCGGAAAACGCATTCCTTTATGACCACCGGTAGATAGTATCCTAGAGCATAGCACATCTTACCGGGTGATTTCCAGCCGACTTCTTCTAGCTGGTTATTTCCTTGCCGCTGACCAAATCCTGCATGTGGTGTTTCTGGGCTAAGTCTTTCAGCAATACGTTCGAACTCTGGTATTAATTCTTCGCCTTTTATTTCCCGTAAGTGCCAATCTGTTTCACTAATACGGGTGGCAAACCGCAAGTCATCATCTAACATAATGATCTTTTCTTCCCCACGCCTATGAAATTCCTCTAATATCCAGGCACGTTTATCACCAATTTTCATATCTGGATCAGGTTGTGGGATGTATTCTGGCACGCCAGAAACATATTGAGCTGATAATTTAAAGATTTCTTTCTTTGGGGCGACAATGGTAGTTTGTTCCCTCAGTACCTTCGGCAACATGCTGAGGGTTAACTGCTGGTCTGTACGACCGCGAGTTGGTATTACTATCCGCATTTTAAGTGGCCTCTATGTTTACCCTAACATGGTGGAATTCACTTTACAAGTTCAAAGGCAGTCTACCCACAGTCTATACCACCTTGACGCATTGCTTCCTTCCATTTATACTTAACATGACGTGGCCCTGGATCTACAATGCCTCCCCAATATTGCTTGAGTAAATTGTGAGCCTCATCAAGGACCTGTTGATTGCGCCAATCACTGCAACCTCCGGGGCGGTCGGACTTACTCATCTTACTAAATTCTGTACTGACAGCGGTTTTTATCCCCCGTGTGAGAAATTGTAGATGCACATCGTGCTCTTCATCATGTGGCACACGAAAAGCAGGCCATGGATCTGGGAATAAATCCCGATTGTATCCGTGGATATCATTAAACCGAGTACATTCTTTGAATTCCCTAGGGGTAAGATGGCTCCATGCCTTATCTACCAGACCTACCATGGGGTATCTGTCTAGTAGATCGAACATGGCCCCGATCATACGTTCTGTGGCTTCTATTTCGTATGGCTGAATACGGGCAAATTTTGAATCTGATAGACGTTGGTAGAAGGCAAGGTCATCATCTATCATAATTACCTTACCGGTATTTCGCATGTGTAGAATAAACTGTCGGGTGGGACCAATACCATATGCATCACATGGTGTGATATGAACATCCGGAAAAGCTTCTTGGTACAATTCTACTTGTTCAGGTGGAACTACAAGTGTCACGTAATGCCATAGCCGTCTAGAAAGATTCATAAGCGACTTTTGCTTGTAGTGCCTGGACCGGGAAGGAATCACAATCTGTAGATCACCGAACATTTGGCCCTCCATGTTTGAACGTTTGTCGGGGGCGACCCCATCCATTGGCTGTCTTCGTATACTTACTCCATTCACAAAGACAGTTTTGTAGGTCTTGGTTGTGCAGGCGTTCCATTCCCATGCTATTCAGCTTTGGGTTTATCCGATTGCTCAATAGCGTAAGTTCTTGCAGCCATTGACCCTTCGGCCATGGTTCCTCCATAGGACGTTCTAATACAATGTTCAAACCGCGCATACTTCCCGGTCCAGGAGTAGCCCAAGACCACCAATCTTTTGCTTCTTGCATGAATGGTAGATACTTGAGGTCTGCTACAAGCTGTCCAGTCATAAAGCTTCCCAGACCCTCATTCTGTAACCATTCAAACATTTCACATAGCAATGGAGAATGCGTTTGCCATGCTTCAAACGTCCTTCGCCAGCTCTTTTGAACACACCATTGATGAATGTAGTGGCAGACGCCTTCTCCTTTAGGAAACCCTGGCTTCCCGGTGATGATAAAGGAACCGGTTACATGAGGAGTGGGAAGTTTTAGTATAAGATCTGTTAGTATAGTAACATCATTGTGATTAATATACTTTTCAAATACAGATTCGTTATCAAGCAGAGGTTCATTAAAAAGAGCATCACAAGTGCTAATACGATTAAACCAACGATAGGCCACCGTCGCAGGAAATACGATAGCATCCTCGGTATATCTGTTACGGATAGATCGCTGATAATGTTTGGATACAGCATCGTCTTCCCTATGTACATTTGTGAACCTATATTCTTGTAGAATAGGGTCTTTAGTCCATGGCGGTGGGTCACTTCTTTCAAACCTGCGAAACCGTATGGTTTCGCGTTCGAATATAAAAGCCACGAATCTGTCTATGGGGTCATTGATTTCTGTGATGTGTACCATGGCACGAACTTTAGGATTTCCTTAGGGTCGAAGCGAGGATCAGACCAGTTGCCATTGAATGGTATACAACGATCATCTATTGTGATGAACGCACTTGGCTTTTCTGCCACGAAACGTAGTCTTTCTGCCAGAGTACTATCTGGTCCTGCGTGTTGTTTAACATAGTGATACATGGCAAGTCTACCATCTGCATCAGAAGATCGAGCAGAAAATATGCAAATGTCAAAGTGTACTAGAGCAGTTTCTAACCATTCTATTACTCCTGGAACCGGTGGATCCGGTATTATATTAGCACCCCGCCAGCCTGATGTATAGCTATGGACACAGCCATCGAAATCCAGCAGCAGGATTAGCTTCCCTTGTGGTTTTCGCCGAGGGTCAGTCGAAGAGCTGTCCATAGTAATGCCTCTTTTCAGGTTGCACCACGATTAGATTTTCATATGTTCTTGTGATTCCGGTATAAAACACTCGTGTTTCCTCATCTCGATTCGTGGAAGCAATTTTTTCTGATGCTTTAGCAGTGTCAGAAAGAAGAACAACCGTGTCGGCTTGCCCTCCCTTAACCCGATGTATCGTTGAAATGTGGATATGGGGTTTGTCCAAGATACTGAAACCGTTATCGAGTACCTTCCCAATATATTCAGCGTCTTGAGGTTCAATTTCGGTAAAGACATCTTTCCATTCTCCTTCTGCCAATAGCCCAAAGTCCCGCTTTAATTCAGTCATAGTAATCTTAGGAGGTTCAGGCTGGTCAGCTAAACGAGTTAGCAATACCTTGAATCCCCTCTTTATTAACCCTTTCTTTTTCTTATGACCTTCTGATGGTAATAGATTATAGATACGAACAGCATCATCAACTGGTATGGGGAACCCTTCATGTAACTGTTTCCATGCATCGATAGCTGTCGCCTGGGTTGGTTTGATGCTCGGGTTTTCAAAATACCGGTAAAGCAACCCATTCTTCCTACAGAATGGGATAAAATGTTTCCTCAACATTTTTACCGTGCGCCCTAATAACATCACATTACCGAGGGCAGGATCACATTGGCTTGGGTCTAACTGAGCGATTCCTTCTATAGTTTTATAAGACCCTAGTGCATCTCTTGGGTTCCATTCTTTTTCACGTCGATCATATATCTGGGTTATTACTCGATTAGCAAGATGATGAACCTTACGAGGAACCCGGTAACTCTGTTTTAATTGTTGAACTTTTCCGGGCATATGAATAAAGTGTTCGGAGGCTCCAGCCCATGTGAAAATGGTTTGATCATCATCACCAGCAATATACAATCTTTTCACGTGACGAGCAAGTTGTTGAACCATTATCCATTGTATTTCACTAAGGTCCTGTGCTTCATCTACCATTAATACATCTAATAGTGGTGGGCTGTCAAGTTTAATGAATTCTTCAAGCATATCAGTGAAGTCATATAACCCTTGTTCTTCTTTATAGGCCCGCAGGGCCTTTATCACTCTCCAAGCACGTTCTGAATCTGGTAATGCGTAATCGTACATCGTTAACACTTCTGCTAATGGTCTTTTAGTTATGCGCGAAAAGTTTTCAAGGAATAAAATCAGATCATCACCGAAGAAATTAGTATAGGTCCCATCATCGGATGATAAACTACCATGTAGCTCAAGGCCGTTAGCTTCCCCAAATTCGTGAACTCGTGCGCCGGTAAAAACCTGACTTGTATTGAGCCCCAAGTGTCGAAATGCTGCGCTGTGTAGAGTATTAAAATATCGGAATTCTTTTCGCTCCAATCTAAACCTATCAGAAGCACGACTAATTGCCTCCTCTACCCCACGTTTGGTGAAGGTCATAAACCCAATGCGATCAGGCGGGACACCGTGGGCCATTTCCTGGTCCACGGTATCCAACAATGTGCTTGTCTTACCCGTTCCCGGTGGGCCGAGGAAGATCGTTGGCTCTATCATGTATCTGTTTCCGTTTACGTGAGTAGTGAACATCACCAAGTAGTTTCATAAATCCGTGGACAGACATACTTCCTCTTGCCTTTTGTCCTCTTCTTATGAAAGAATCTAACGAATCTGGTTTAAGACATCTTTCTAGAGCATTGTAAATGATCGCAGTCACTCTTTCACTGTCTAGATCTGACATTATATGAACCCTATCTTTTTTGCAAGCCATTCAGGCATGGTGAATGTTCCATCACCATTATCTTCAACTAAGGACTTGGGAACCCACTCCTCTTTGTCACCATCAAAGAGGAGATAGGCTCTGTCCGTTTCATGCCGCTTTTCAGCGGCTATTTCTGTTAACCGGGGATCGCCCATAGGACATTAGAAGGGGATTTCAGACTCTGTACTCCCCGCCTCTTCGTGCCTTGCATCGGGAGCTGCGGCTTTCTTTTCACCCTTACGAACTGCCATGCATAAGGCTTTGGCTTCGCTGTATTCAGTCTTATTCACAAATCCTTCATCCTGGAACTTAAGACCGAACCACTTGCCGATAGCGTTGCTCGCAGGAATCGTGGTTAACCGGTATTTCCGGCTGAAGCTCGGCAAGAAGTCATTGGTTTGGGGATGCTTAAACTGTTTGTAGAAGGTGTTCCATTGCCGAGCGAAGGTATGTTTTGTCCCACTACATGGAAGAACGTAGGGCTGTCCGTCCACAAGCAAGAAAAATTCCCTTGTGTCCTGGATTACGTTCCCATTTTCACCACGAACAAGGACTTGCTTTTCACGACCATCATCCCCGCGTACCATACTGGTCTTCATATCAAGGGGCGGGGCATCATGTCTTGCAACAAATCCCTGCCGGTTAGGAAGCCACTCGATCCATGTGCGCTGCATTTCACATGGAATCACAATGATTCCTTCTTCGCCGTTTTTGATAGGTTCTAGGGCATTTCGCAGCCAAAAGTCACCCGGTTCGGCTCCCTCGATGTGATTATCCCCACGCTTGTCAACAGCCGGGGAATTTGTCTGGAGGACATATATAAGAGGAAGTAGTTGGTCTTCAGGCTTGAAGCTGATGCCCATTCCGGCATCGCCCTTGGTAACTTCCATTAAGTCGTCTGGAAGTTGAGCTTTGCTCGTAGTCAACGCTGTGCTGGACTCTTTCGGTTCTTTAGCCATTGTCATCACTCCTGGTTCCACAGAACTTCTTCGCCGGGCGCTTACAGTCGCCCCTACAGTTTGAAGCACGTCTATTCGTACTGGCGAAAGATTCTGCTGCGGGTAGCGTAAACCAAAAACCTATAGAGCGCCACATCAAATATTCTTCAAGTTATCATTTAACGAGCTTTCTGCTATTTTTTCATTAGCAGCTACCCGTTTCACATATCCAGCAATACGCTTCAATCGCTTGTGAAAGTCTTGTGTCATAGGTAATATCACACAAGCGCACGAATGTTCATAGCTAGAAGCGTGCTCTAGCCATGTATCCCGGGACTTCACACTCCTGCTGGATTCGACCAGCAATGCCTTCCCTTTCTTGCCTGGTTTTGTCGGAAGCTTCCGTCCTATACACACGTATTCTATAGGATTAAGCCGATTGAACATTTGCCAGAGGGCCTTGCCTTTCCCTCTACATAGAGGGCAGTTTGGCAATGGCTTCCGCCTCCAGCCGGGTGGCAGGCTGCTCATTTTCTGTTCCTTTGGTGGGGGTGGCCTAGGTGCGCGGGGCGCAATCTAAGCCATGGGCGGCCACGCTAGGGGCGTGGGAGCGCGTCAAATAAGGGTGGGCTGGCCAGCCCGTAGTTCTGCATCGTAGCCATCTGGTGCGGCATTCGCGCCGTAACACGTTTTCGTCGCGCAACTACTTCGGTGCAGCTAAAGCATGGGGTGGACCAATTTGGGCTCGGTCCATTACTACGCTGCAACCCTAGTAAAGCAAAATTGCCTGCGGAGCGCAAGCTCAAATTATTTCGTGTACTTCCTGATGTATTCACCAACCTCCTTGATATGTTCAATCAAGGTGTCCCTTGATTTCCTCGCTTCGGCTGGTGATTGGGAATAGATTTCCTTGATAAGATCAACGCAGTGTTTCTGAACCCTCTGAAGCTTTGATTTGGGTTCAGGACGGGGGTTATTGCTGACAAGCCGTAAGGCGTCATTCACACTTAAATATCGTTGGGGGGATTCCGCAGCTAGCTCTAGAATTTCCTTACGATTTTCGAAGAGCCTCATCCAACTGCTGGCGGTGCTGTGACTGAATTCAAAGTGTTGCTTCAACCACGAAATCCACTTGCCGTAGAGCACCTTTC